TGCCGCCTTCAACTTATCGCAGTCAGAAGGGGGATATTCTTTTCTATTGGCATAAAAAACCTTCGCAGCCAAAACGGGGTCAACCATTAAGCCCGGATCAGGTTTCATCAAAGCACAAATCTCAGCGATAGTCTGCATTTCTTCTTCTGATGGTGGAGGAAATTTAATCGGCTCCGGATCGTCGCCTTTGCCGTCGTCGTCCTGCGTTGGGATGTTCCATATCATACAGAGCAAGTATCTTCTACCGTAAGTAATGGAAGTGGCTTTGGCGTGTATTTTGGTCATATTAACATTGCCTTTTATTCCGACTCCGCCTAACGGAACGTCAAGGTGATATGTATTCTTGTGTCCGTCTTTGTGTAAAACATCAGCGCAAACTCGCACGTCTCCCTCACTATCTGCCTTGCCCTCATAGAAAATAACAGAAAACCCTTGCTCGGTATACGCTGGCTTTGCTATCTCCAAAACGCTATCAAGTCCAGCGTAATTGCTTTTCGTTTGCGAGTTGTATTTTGCTTTCAGAACAGCCTCTATGTTCGATTGAACAACAGCAAAATCAGAGGCATAAACTTTCTTGGCTTGGCTGGCGTCGTACCGTTCTGCCAATTCCAGCAATTTTTCCAGCTTATCCAAATCGGCGTTGTTTTCAATTGCTAGTCGAATCATCTCGTTTGGCGATTGTTGTTCTGTTGTTTGGATTTCGTTTTTCACGGTTATCTCCTAAAAGGGACTAAATGTTAATTTTTCAAGTTCTTTCTGCATTTCAGTTACGAACATATCAATCTTGCTTTCAAGTTTCGCGATGTATTCGTCGTCACGTTCAACCCGGAATTTGTAATAAAAGCTATGTTCAAGTCGCGGGTCGTATGAAACAAAATCACACCATTGTCTTTCACAGACCCATAGATTCCCTTGTACCTGAACTTCATAGTCACGCGGAAGTCCACCAATCATAACATATTTCAGATGCGTGGCGGAATTTGGGCATTTGATTTCCACCATACCATCACTACCTACCAAACCGTCAGGAGAGCACCCCACGTACTCGTCACGCTGCACAAAGCCAACTTGGGTAACAATGTTATCTGTAGCCTCTTGATAGTGCATACGGGCTTCTGATTCGGTCGCTGTTCCCCACTGCATCGCCTCACTTGTATAGGATTCGGCGGGTTCGAGTTTTATTCTCTCCGCAATCAACTCAGCCATATACTTTATACTGGTTTCGCCGGGTCCGGTTTTCTGCCTATTTTGAGCCTGTGCGTCTTTGAAGCGTGAGCCTGTCACCATACCCAGCCTGAGAAGATGCCACTCTGGAGAGCCTTGTATGCAATCGTGGATTTTCATTTGGCTCCCTTTTCTGTGATTTTCTCGAGGGTATTCTTAACCTGTCTCATTGCTAAATCCAAACTATCATCTGTCATAGAGTCCACAATGTCGTTTATCGGCAATCCAATATCTGTGTGCGAATACATACGTTTGAATCGTAACCTGTTTCCTTCAGTCACCAACAACAAGCCCTCTTTAAGCCTTTTTCTGGCAAAATCTTGAAGTTCCTTATTCATCGTCTTCGCCTTTCGCCATGCAATAACTACACGGAGCATCTATGTGGCACGAACAACAAGTATTATATTCCTCTGGCATCCCATCATCCAACTCTCTACTTTGTTCAGGGGCAAATTGTCGGTCATACCGTTTCTCTTTAGCAGACATCTTGTTCCATATCTTCTGCCTTAGCTTTCTAGTACATTCAGGGCAATATCCAAAACCGGAGGCATCTGGCACACATCCACACTTTAACTTCGTTGCTGTTCCCATTATCTTCACTCCCTAAAACGAATTCCTCAAAGATCGGTTTTCTTCCTGCAACTTTTGGATTTCGTCAAGCAACCTCTCGATCACCTTATCCTTATCCCCATCACAGGCCGTACATACGTTCCAGTCCATACCTCGCCAATTTGGTATATTACAGTCCTTGCCTCCGCAATTCGGTTCTTGGCAAAGCTCGCAAGTCACCGCTTCTGACTCTGGAAATTCACAGCAACAGTTTTGTTCGCATTTCATTCCTTGGTCTCCTTAAAGCTACGTAGGCAAGAGTAGCGGGAACGTAGCAATCAAAATTAGTAAGTTTAATAAACATGATTGGACTTTTGAATCTTTCGCCCGGTATTTCCATAAACACATACTCTGCACGGCCGTAACGAGGGGCGCAATCAAGAACATGCCAAAGCTCATCTTTCCAGAACCTGAGATGCCCGTTGCCGTCTTCGTCAGGCTTCACCTCACACAGCTCATATCCCGGAAATACAGGCTTGTCAGGCTGGTAGTCGCGGTGGATGCGGTAGACAACTGAAAAAGACCAATCATGGGGATTACATTTATCCCAACTGTCTCTGCCGGACATATAAACAGTGTTTTCCTTTTTAACCAATGACCGGAACACTTCTTTGTCTTGGATGGGAAGCCATTTCCAAGGAATCCTATTATCTTTCAACCGCTCAATCTGCTGTAATTTAGTTTCCATTATTTCTCCAATTCAAACCATAATTTTCGGGGGCATAATAAACGGGGTTTCAATGCAACGCCACAAGTGTAGTACATCTGGATGGTTATTCACGTAATCTTGCTTTGCCGGATGAAATTGAACAACACATTCTGAATCTTTGAAAAACATTCTCTTCGCAAAACACATTTGTTCCCAGTTTGGCGTTAAAGTTTTCTGTTCGGCTGTGCGAACCTTAATGGAAGCGTGTTCCCAACCATCCCCCCAGCTAACAATACACTCCAGAGTAACATTAAAGCAGGGGAACGAAACCGCAAAGCCATCATCCCCAGCCTGTATAACAGTGCCTCTGGCCTTCCTGAGTTTCTTTTGAATGTGTTTCAAGGCTTTCATTATTTCTCCAATTCTGCTTTGACTTTCAGCCAGTAAGATTTCGTTGATTCTTTTTTGTAACCATTCGGTCCACCGTTGTGAATACGGGCGTAAGGCTCCCATACTCCAATACTACCTGATTCAATATGAAGCGTCGGAGGATCGCAATGTCGGCGATACCAGTATTTCAAATATATCTTGACCATTTCCCTACTGAGAACAGGACTGAGCCTGTCTAGGTGTTCGTATCGCCCGTCACCTATTATCCAATTAACATCACAAAGATAAATCAACTTGATCTGAAAACTACCTACCTCACCATCGGGACCGATTGCATTGGGATTTCCTCTTGATTCCACCTGCTCGATAGCATCCAGTAAATCAAAAAAAGTATAAAGGCGCGAGGACGCCTGAACAACGTCCCCGGCCTCGGAGGAAGGTGTGATGAGTCCTGCATAAAAACCTATCGCAAACGTAATTATCAGTGCAGCGAGCATTATTATTGGTTTGGGGTATTTCATGTTAGCTCCTGATCTTCTTCTCGCCAGTCTATATCACCACAGTACATGCACTTGAATACTTCGGGGAATACGATTGTCTCTTTCGTGTCCTTAACCCTAAGCAGTCCAGCAGCTATGTAGGGGTCGTTTATGTGGAACTCCGGCCCCGACCCACTGCAAGAACATCTATCCTTGATGCCGCGACTCATTGCCTTTTTTCCAGCTTTGTGATTCACATGGTTATATCGAGGCCATGACTTCCCCCATTCGGTTTCGCCCTCACGAAGCATATAATGCCACGCATTCCCTCTGGGGTGTTCGGCCACGAATGCGCCCCATTTGCCATCCTTGACCCACGACCAAAGAATTCCTTTGCGATATGGAACTTGAAACATATAAGCCCTGCCATCAATAGGATTAGCGAAAGCAATATCATATTCGCCATCATCTTCTAGCCACTCCCCGTTGTTGTATCGCAATATGCCTTCAACGTCTTGCGGTAGAGGCCTGAACTCATAAACAGGAATTATATCTTCGCATTTGTCTTTCATTATCTTATTCCTTTCATAGTCCTAAAAGCCCAATTAGGACAGTACCGCTGCACCGCGTACCACTTGCGAGGCTTGCCTTTTAAGCGTTTCTGTTCAGTTTGTTTACGAGTATTCACGGAGCCACTTTTTCAAACTTTTACGGGTAGTGAGAGAAGAGGTGAAATTTGATACCAACTTTCTACGAGTGATCCCCTGTCGTTTCGCCTCGGCTGTAATTAGTTCGTGTCGTTTATCTGTTACTTGTATTGTTTGCATAATATCTCCAATAAAGTAGCCCCGATCCGCAGTCGGCATAAGACCGGATCGGGGCCTTGACATTGCATTGGTTTTGAAAAAGGAGGGAGACCTCTCGGACGAGAGTTTCCAGAAATGAATGTCTTATGCCGTACATATTATTATTCTCCTACAAGAATACTCCATGTTGATTTTCAAGTAAGGTCAGCATTTGTTCCATGAGGAAGTTTTGAAAGTCTCTCGTCTCGTCTCCTTTGCCCGACTCAAGATGTGCCCATTCTTCCATGATAACCAGAACAATTTGCCGTTTCCCTTTATCGAACAGCGTTTCAGATAATAAGATTAAACCTTCATGGGCTGCGCCAATGATTTTCTTAGATGAAAATGAAACTATCTTGCACTCATACGTACAATTTAAGCCTACTTGATCCAGAAAACTCTTTGCTTCTTTCAGTAAGTAATCTCGTTTCCTGTCAGGTTTCGATTCTACATAGTCGCTTCCGGCACAATAACCTGACATTACAGCACGAAACTTTTCTTTGCCAAATGTCTTTTGCAATTTCAGAATGAGACTTCTTTTAATAATAACAGAGTTTTCGTCCTCTACTAATACGCTAAAGTGTCCTGCGAAAGATTCAGGTATGAGAATTTTTCCTTCAAAGTATTTCAACCACTCACCATTCAACTCAATCGAAGAATAGTCCCAATCTGCTTGGAATTCTTTAGATACCCTGTCTTTAACGATTTTGTCAATTACACTCTGGTCTGCACTCTTGGCGAGAACCCTACACATATACAAAGGCAAACTGTACGGACTATCTATGACTCTGGACTCGTTAAGTTCTACTTTAGACGTTTCGTAATCAAACAGCGTACGTGTAATATCATCTTTTACGCATCTAATACCTTTGCGGTAAACGGTACCATAGAGCCTATCGTAGATTGCACCATGATCACACTCAGCTAAAGCTACGCGGTTGAAGCTAAAGTATTTATCCCAATTATCTGTAACCTCAGCGACTTCTTCATGCTCTGCGCTTATAAAGATATTAGTTTCGCCCCCTATACCACAAGGTTCGCATGTGCCTACTTTGGCGGTCCCTCCTTCGTCTAATGCGTTACAATAGACTTCCCGTATAGCCTGCCACGGTTCCCATTTAGGTCCCATAGAGGTTGTCATGGATGTTTTGTCGCCATCTATAGTAATTACATCAAATTCTTGATCTCTCAGCCTGTCCGTAACGCAACCTATTGAAATCTCTTGCTTGCCTGCAAATACTTTGATGTCAATGCCATTCCTCAAAAACACGGCAAGAGCATACTTCAAACCAGAGCCAAAGAAGCCTATCTTGGACTCATCCTCTCTTTTAGTACACGCCCCTATCAGTTTGAAAGCGTTTGGCTCTATCTCTATTTTATTGGAACATTTAATCCACTTCATATCTCTTTCCCTTCAATATCGCCCCTGCTCGGCCCGGTGAACTCGACATTAACTGAGCGCAAAGCAGGGGCTTGTTTTGGTTTATCGGAACTTGATGTCAATGTCGAGTAAAGCATTATTCATAGCTTAACACAGATTGGGCGAATGTCAAATTCTTTTTCAGAATATATCCCAGAATAGCACGAATGGACTCAGAGGCGCATATCTGGACATGGTTTGCGGGCGGGAAATGGGGATTTGAGTTAAAATAAATTTAACAAACATGCAGAAATTAAAATAAGGGGCTGGTTATTTTAAGATTTCTTCTTTGGCCTGACGCCGGATTTCTTCTTTCTTCGTACCCCGGATTTCTTCTTTTTGCGCACTTGCGTTTTTTTCGCCATCAGTCTACCCTTTCGAGATTATCAATTTGTGCCTGTATTTTTATTATAGCCTCAGTTCGGGACTGCTGTTCTTTCCGGTTTGACTCCACTTGGGCCTCATGTTCCTTACGATATTCTTTGAGGTCACTGGCAATCTCTTTAGTCCTGTCTGATTCGTTTCGCATATACGATTCGATATTTGTATACTGAACTGCGGTGCGGGCATCCCTTAATTTGCTTTCATTGGCCTCTACTTCCAGTTTTGTTGTTCGCCCTTCAAGCTTAACCATAGCCTCCCTGTCCTCTACGGCATTCTCTTTTACATTCTTTATATCCCCCTTAACTTCAGCCACACCCCCGCCGCTTGTATATGCCACTGTCGTAACAGTAACCACCAGTGTTATTAACAACCCTATAACGGCCGCGATTACTCCCACCTTTTTCCATTGTTCTTTTGCCATGCTGTTCTCCTTATTAAATATCGCTAATCACGCTCTCTGTTAAATCCAACAATGTTTCCATTTGTCCAAACAAAATATGCCTCATGCTTTCTGTTTCTGCATCTCTAGCTGAGTCGGCAGCGGAATTGCTTTTGGTCGCGAATTTATCTAACCACTTCAAATCTCTTTGTTCCTGATCAGACAGCCTTTCTGTTTTTGACTTTTGCCTCAACTCTGATCTTCTCTCATACAAATCAAATACTCTCTGGGAAAACTCTTGAGGATCATCAACGTCGCTGAAACCAACTTCTCTTATAATTTTAATCTGACTGTCTCTGAATACGGGCTTAACAAATTCCTGTAATGGAGCCTTTACTGGCGTCTTCAGCAATGTCGTTCCCATATCAAGCGTAAATTCAATGGCTTCCATGAAGTCGCCTGCTATTTCTTCGGCAAGTTCTTCGTTAAATTTAATGTCTTCGGGAGTAATATCTTCTACGAAGTTATCCAATCTTGTCACATCAAATGTTGAGTCTGCAATTGCAGCAATCCCATCCCTTGCATTAACTACGAAATCTAACATCGGGTCTGTCCAAGGCTCCCGGTTCCAATTGTAACCATCCGGTGCAACTCTGTTGGCTATCTTCTCTCCTACGGCCACTATGATTTTACCAGCAGGACTTACATTGACGAGATTCTTCGCCGTGTCCTTGCCTATCTCGGTGACGACTGTTTCAATATCTTTCTTTTCGTCAAACTGGAATATTCCAAGCTGCTCCTTAACTTTCTTCGAGCCAAACCTCACGCCCCATTTGAACGATTTTTTCCAGATTGCTACAAGTGCGGCTGATACGACTACGGCAGATAGAGCCGCCCACAATCTCTTTCTATCATTAAGTGTTGGATTCTTTATTTTATTGTATCTACTCAACTCAGACACTAACAAATTTTGCTGAGCCTCTAATGCCGACCTGAACATCGTCACCATTCTTACTAACGGACTTGGACTCGATAGATTAACTGACCTGTCGAGAACATCAAACATCGGCTGTCCTTTTCGTGTTGCATATTCAGTTCTAAGTGCAGCGGCTTCTCGAAATTCTCTGGAATCTATATCTTTCATCTCTGGCAAATCGGCAACATTATTCCCATCCCACTCTTCCAGGGAAATATTCTTGCCGTTTCTCGGCTTATTTAGAATTTCAGGGATTATGTTATGAATGTATCCTATAGCGATAGCAACCTGATCGCCTTTTACATGCTGAGCCATAGCCACATTGCCCGAAAAAATTGTTGACTTGCCGAAGATCAATAAATCAAATGTTTCCTGAGACGCTATCGCACCTATCTCTGCTCCAATCCTTCGCCCTCTCCATCTGAGATTTATCGGAGGCGAATCTTCTTTCAATCTCTTTATGGCCTCTGATATCGTTAGCCTCGGAACCACAGAAACAGTTCTTGTGACTGCAAAGAACATTGGGTTTGACATAGCCTGCGTGCCTGTTGTGCTAACTCTGAAGCCTAAAACCTGAACAGTAAACAGATTCCTAACCTTAGAGCCAAGAACTTCTACTACTTCTCGGCTGGTTTGAGAGCCTTGTATCCTCCTGATAAGGGTTATCATGTTCCTCAACTCTTCTTCTCTATCAGCAGAAATCATCGCATCCTGAAAACCCTGCGAGCTTACGAGTGCCCTTGCATTCCTTAATGGTATCGCCATGCCGTTAAAATGAGTTATTGTTTCCATTGATCCCAAAACAGTTTCAGACCACGGATTAAGTTGAATTGGCTTCGAGCTTCCGATCCGAGGTTGCAAAATACTTCTTTGTTCTGGGGCAACAGAAATATCCTTTGCGCCTGAAACGCTCAGCTTGCCAGTACGAGGACGAGGCCATTGATTCTTTATCCTCGCTATGTCGTGGCCTACAAGAGCGTTGGAAGCTTCGTTAATGAGACTCTTAAACGGACCATTCGATAACTGATTAGTGAAATCTGCCAACGCTACCAGCATATCATCTGACCTAGTGTCATTTAAGAGTTTATTCATCTCAGCTATCTTCTCGGCAAACCCCCAATCTACCGGGTACCTTATAATCTTTCCATCTATATCCCAACCCTCCAGTCGCCCAATTGCATCTAAGTAATTTTCGTCCCGCGTAGCCAGTTCCAGCGATAATAGCATATCGTCGGTAAGTTTCACTTTCTGGTTTGCGAGTTTTCCAGTGGTCTTCTTCTTGCTTAATTGATTTACATTTTTAAGTCCGGCCTTACTGAATCCCTCTTCCATGATCTGAGACATAGCCAATTGATTAGCAGCCATATCTCTTTGTCCAGAATGCAAATCGGTATCTAATATCTTTACGATCCCTTTAGATTCATTTGTGGTAGATATATCAGCCAACGTGTCAAGTTTGTAATTATCGACGGATACGAATCTTCTCACCAAACCACCGGTTCGTTTTGCTCCAGCTACAAGGCCAGTTTTCTTTTCTCGTTCTATTGGTTCCTGAGCTTTTTTAATTGCTGACGGCTTCGGCGATACCTCTTTTTCTACATCTATATCAGAAAGCGGTTTCAGTCCCTCTTTGGTTAAAAGTTTACCTTTCAGTTCGGCTTGTTTCGCCAATGCCATAAGCGAGTCGTATATAGCCCTTATGTCAGAAGTAGTCATGTCGGCGACTGTCTTCTGTTCAAGTCTACGTAACTCCTGAGATAACTTGCGAGGTAATTGCAAGTCTTTCAATTCTTCTGCGTCGAGAGATTCAAACCCACTGGCAATCTGACCAGCCATCTTTTTGAAATGGGCCTGGCTTGCTTTCAGAGAAATCTCTTTTGCTTCTGTGAGTTTCTTGAAATCAGTATTATTAACTATATCAAGAATCTGGCTCCTTTGCGGTTCCGGTAACTTACCTAGAGGTTGGTTTCCAAGCCTGTGTTTTTTGAATAATCTCTTAACGAAATCTTTTGCGTTTTTAATTTCCTGCCTTTGCCCGAACTTCTCTACACCAGCCCTTATCTCGTCATTGAGTTTAAAGACTTTCTTTAATGACGTTTCAGGTTTTTGTTTCTGTTTCCCTATATCAGTGGCTCTCTTGAGGAAATTGGGCTGTAATTCTTTCGGTATGGCCTGAACCATAGATATAGCATCGTCCCGTAATTCTTCTTTGAACTCGGTGGCGGCATTGATCTTATCTATCTTCGCCCTAAATCCTTCGATAGTTGTTTCCAGTTTGATACCGAACTTTTCTTTTAGCGTGGCAATCGAAACTTGTTTCTTTGCAATCTCTACTTCGATTGCTTTTATCTTCCTCTCCTTTTCGGCTCCAACTGCTTTAGCCTTCTTTTCTATCTCTACGGCCTTAGCTTTACCTACTTGTGCTTTCGCTATCCCACGGGCCTTGGATAATGCCTGCTTTTTATCTGCTGCAAGTTGATTCCTCTGAGTCTTGAGCGTGGCTATTTTCTTTTCGGCAGTCTTAATATTTGCTATTGTTGGCGGATCAGCTACAATCCTCACATCACCTGTTTCTCCTGTCACCAGATTAGACTGCTCAAATGTCTTAGCTTCTTTCATGGTGAGTATCTTTGTTGGCTTTGCTTTCTCAACAGGAACAGCTTTGGCAGGCACACCTTTTGCTATCTTGAGAGCTTCCTTTGCCGCCTGCACAGCAATAGCCTCTTTAGTTTTGGCTATGCCCTTCACAGCCTTTTCAACACCCGCCTTTACAATCTTTGCAGGCTTCTCTATCTCAGCTGCGCCGATTCTGGCACCTTTTACTACTCTCGCCTTCACTGGTATGCGCAATTCCTTAAGACTGATCGCATCTTTGAACTTAGCAGCATCGTTAGACTTTAAGAATTTGAGTATCTCGATCAACTCTTCTTTTGTTTTCGTGATCTGCGGATTGTTCGCCAGCATTATATCTGCTTGTTCTGAGAACTTCTTATTTTTTAACTTATCAAAAATCTTATTCGCAGTTCCGAATATCTTACTCAACGCAGCACCCGTAACCGCACCGGCTATACCTGCTTTTGTCATCTCCGCTGCCCTTTGTTCTAATGTCTCATCTTCCTCAGGTGCCTTGAGAAGCGTAGTAAATGCGGCTCTGCTGCCAACCCCTATTGCTGATTTTGCAGCAGGAGATAGACTTGCGAAAGCTGTAATCTTCCCCGGATCTGGCAACAAGGCAAACAATACCAATTCGGCGGCAGTATTTCCAAAGCCAGCAGTAAACGCAATCGCCAAGCTGGGATCAGCAACCCTTACCTGTGCCCTTATCCTTGATATGGCCTCAAGATTCTCCGACAAATCGCCCTTGCCCTGGCTCCTGTCGATAAACTCAGGAATATCTGCCCCCAACCTATTAAAGAAATCAGTGCCCCACAAGATAATAGCTATATTCTTAGACGACTCCTGCATGAACTCCAAGAACTTCTCTTCTTTGTCTCTCACATTGACTTCAAAATTAACAGCAGACACTACCTCTTCATCGAACATAGACACATTACTGTCAACAATTTGTTTTATCGCTTCAATAGATTCGTCATCAAAGCTTTCAAGTTTCTCTTCAACTTTCTTGTCCTCTATCTCACTGTCCGGTGATATAAATTTTGTTGCTATTGCTAAGTCAGATTCAAATTCTCTGCCCACGACACCCCGCAACGGATCACCTATCGCATCAACGCCAAGAGCTTCTTTGACAGTTTGGACTTGAGTAAGTGCATTTTCTTTTTGAGCTTCTATTATCCCTTGCGAAAACGATATTGGTGCCATTCCACCAGTGATACCTATTTCATCTAATACAAATCTTGGGTACCGAAAACCCTCTGTTACCCACCATTCATTTAGATTTTTCTGTAATTGCGTAGGATCGGGAGGGTTTATTTTATCAGGAACCAATGTGTTATCAAGTCTCTTCTGCGCATTTTCTATCCTGTTGACATCCCATAGATTTCTATTAAGGACATCCATCATTTCCACAAGAGGTGTATACATCGGCGCAGCAAGAGCAGGAACAATCAAGTCGTCTATCTGTTCGTCGGTTATTATTGGTGCCTCTGATGGATCGACTAATTCACTAATACCAGTGTCGAATCTGTCTCGCATAGGATCATCAATGATAATATCCTCGTCAATCGAGATTTCATCACTAGCCAATCGTCTTGCACTAACTCCATTCTCTAAATCAATTTCTGCCATTATCTAGGCCTTGCCTTTAATAGTCTTTGGAATATGGAAATTTTCCCATCATCTTTCTTTTTCCCTTTCCCTGCTTTGTTATCTTCTGTCAATATTCCTCTCCTTTGAGCTTCTGTCCTTGCTTCGGTTGCTGACGTTATATCACCTATTTTTTCAAATTGAGCTATTGCCGACTGATAAGCGGCGGCCTGCTGTTCTACGTTTTGAGCCTGAGTGATTGCTCTATCAGCTTGTGCTGCAATAATAGCGGATGTTGAAACGCTAAACTTCCTTATGAGATTATTGGTATTTCTCTTTATGTCATCTTCAGTAAACTCTCCCTCTCTCATCAGGTCGAATAATTCAATTTCAGCCTCGTCAGCAAATATAGTCTTTATGCCAGTAGTGTCAATTAGTCCAAATGGATCAGGAGTTACAATGTTATCCCTGAGTAGTTTGACATGCCTGCTCACAGACTCGTCGAGAGTTTTCTGCGCAGAGTTCCTTGGTGTTTCTGCTGCCCTGAATATATCGTCAAGGAATTGCTCGCTGTCGTTTGGCGATACAGTGGATGCTACAGCCGAGTACCTTGCGATTGCCTCATCCTGTGATACTTTACCGAGTTTCACGTCCTGTATGAGTCTTCTTACTGAAATATTCGTATCAAGTGACGTAACAATTTCCGGTGACTTATTTAAGTCTGCGTCTAATGCCCTGAACATCGCGGGGGTGAGGCCAACTGTTCCATCAGGCTTGACTTGTAATTCTTCAATCATCTTAGTTCTTATCTGAGAACCCGTCAACTCACCTCTAGCTATGTCCGTTAGAATAGTTGATTGATTGGCAGTCTGCTGCCCTTTCTCTTTAGCGGCTAACCTTCTTTCCTCTACGGCTTTCTCTGCTCTCACTGTATTCTTGACAGATACTTTTTGAGTAGATGTCAGATTCCCATCACTATCTATGCTCTTTTCAGCTTCACTTATGTCTATTCGATTAAATCCATCTCTCTGGCCCAAAGCAAGGCCCAATGCCAAGTCAACATTGCTCTTGTCCTCAATCTTGTCAAGTGCATTATCAATGATTTTATGATCCAGCTCCTCTTGCGCGTCGTAAATTTCCTTACTAAGCAGCCCGCGCGAAACCATATCATTTTTAAGTTTGGAATAAGCACCCTTATCCAGATTTGCCATATTGATTTTCTGGAGAATATCGTAGGTGTCGATTTCCTGCCGTGTCTTTACGGCTATCATGTTGTCTTTAGCTTCTTTGTTCAGACGGTCTTCGTTTACAGCAAGCCAGTTTGTATTGTTTCGCTTGGCTATCCCCGTAGAAGATTCATTGCTTGCAGTCTTTATCCTGCCCATCATGGCTTCTTGTTCTTTTTTCAGTTGATCCAGACTCGCGTTAGGATTTGTTTTGACGAAATTATCATACCCTGTCAATTCGGTTTCAGTTACACCCCTGAATACAGCTTCTTCATTCGCTGCCTTGGCACCGGTGAGTCTGCGCTCAAGATCGCCTCCGACCTGTTCTATTGCTTGCCCCAACTGTCTTTGTCCAGACCGGTCGGCAAGTGAAAACGGCTGCTTCACAGCACCGGCTCTGCCGGGTCCTACTTGTGTTGGTTGTGTTAATTGTATCTCTGCCATCTTTACTCGCTTGTATCTTTATTGTGTTATAAATATTACCTGTCCGCCTCCTGCCGGCGCCTCCTGAAAGAACATCCAGATCGGATCGACCTGAATCGGCAGGTTGGGGTTGATAAATAGTGCTTGTATTTCTTTAGCTGAAAGTGCACGGGTGTAGAGCTTCGTGTCTGAGATAATACCACTGAAGCTCCTATTTTGACCATTGTTATTTCCGATGGTGTAGTTAGTGCCTGAAGCTATTAGTGTCCCAGTTTTTACCGCTGGCGTTCCATCGAGCTGACCATTCACATATACCCGATTAAAAGCACCGTCGTATGTCAAAGCGAAGTGGTATTTATTACCCACTGTGATCGGCATAGTACCAAACGTAACACCTTCATTTTCGCTGGTTGTTCTAACTGCGTATGCTGTAGTTATATTGCCTCCGATATGGTCTAACCAGAAATTTATGGCGAAAGATGTTCCTATTAATTCTGTAAAAAATAGTCCACGATCAGCACCTAGAACTTCTGGCGTGCAGACAACTATCACTGTGAAAGCAGCGGCACCGTCAAGAGACTTCTTGCTAAGTGTGACTCTATCTGTAGACCCACCTGTAAACAACAGTCCGCTACCTTGCCAAGTTGCACCGGTAATAGTGCCATCATTACCATCAAACGAGAAATCGGGTAGATTGCCAGCTTTAGTAAACGGGGACCAAAAAACCAGCCTTCTCGTCGAAAAGCTCGTCAAATCAAGCTGCATTCCAAACATAGGCTTATCAGATGGTAAAAGTTGGGCTGATACCGAAATACTCAGGAACAGGATTATTAAGAATCTTTTCATTATAGAACCGTTAATAGTGAAGTCCGAACACGGCCATATCCATCTGCGCCAGTTTCATCGAACCAATTGTTGAAAATTACTTTTGCCCTTCTTACCGCTGGGGGCAAGGTTATCGCCCATGTATTTACGACGGAAGCATTTCCTGTTGCAGTAGCCGCGTCAACAGTCCAAATATCATCCCCCGCGTCTTTTGCCTCAGTGATACCATCAATCACTGTAATTGAATTTGCACCATTGTCTGTTATCTGGTAAGCAATTTCGCAATTCGCCGCTAATGTTAAATCTTCGATGAAAATCAATTTACCAGGATGATCCAAGCCTGTCGCTGTCGGGTCTCCGGTTGTTAGCTCTGTCTGTCCTCCTGCCTCTGCGCCTGCAATGTCTGTTTTGACAGGAGTAACTGCATTTGAGAGTATTGTAGTCAGAACTGTCCATCCATCATCGGCGGTCGTTTCGCTCGATACCATAACAATAATCTGCGTCCCGTCGTGAGCCGCCGCCTCCGCTAATGCCCAATCGATATGAACAACTGCAGAATAAGAGGTAGAAACATTAATTTCGCTCGTAGTCTGGAGTGTCCCAGTTGCGCCTTTGGCGTTGGCTATTGCTGTCCAAGGCAAATTCTCTGTCGTCGCCGTTTTCGTCGCCTGTCCGAAGACAGGAGCTACAAATACTGCCAATATTAACAATAATTTTGTCACTGTTTTAGTTAATTCCATGTCTTGCTCCTTAAAAATACAATACTTATCATGCTATCGGTTCATAGTAGAAAATTGTTATTGAAACCCAGTCTATATCCGTAGCTGGGATGTCGATCATAATAATCTGGCCTGCCGCTATTGTTGCAAAAGTTATTGCTGAATCTGTAACCTCGCCATCGTTGCCAGCGGTGTAAGCGGTTGAGTTTATAGACGGGTTACCTGCATTGATTGTATCGAAGTCATCCCAGTTCTCCACGTCTATGGTGTAATTGCTGTCTGTCCCGACAACCATGTGAACTTCCGTAACGACGATGCCATGTGGGAACTCACCTGCTACGATAGGCTTTACCGGTATTACGTCATTGACTCCATCGGGAGCAAAGATAGTAGCTGAAAAAGACTTGATAAGTTTGCCTACCACAACATCAGTTGCACCACCTAATTCAGCGTGAGCCGCGCCATGCTGGACAACAAGTGATCCATCAGTGAAGTCAAGGTCCACATCGCCGTCCGTATCGGGTGTTTGTCCTTGTGGTAGTTCCAGGTCGGCACCTCCGAAGTCGTGATCGCCTGTGAATACGTCGCCGTCAGCTTCAGCGAAATCACTTACATCTGCAATCTGGCCCTCAAGCTCGGCCTTTGAATCAATCTCCGCTGTTGTGTCCGCCCCAGTCACAGCTATTAAGCCGGTAAACGCACTTACATCAGCTTGCAGTCCGCCTCTTTCATGCTCAATCGTACCTGCATCGAAGAACGCCGTTGCCGAGTCTCCTGTTGCTGCGTCAACTGCTGTGAGGTTCGCTCCACCACCTGAAAATTCCGTTGCCGTGACGGTTCCGGTGTTTGGCGTATACGTTAAATCGCCATCGGTTTCAGGAGTGTAATCGCCTCCATCGAGATCGCCGCCGGGAGAGAACAGTATAGCGTTTGTTTCGGCTGTGGCCTCGTTATCCGCTACAGTGATCGTAGCCGCCAGAGTTGCCGTATCGGCGTTGCCTGTCAAAGCTCCGACTAAAGTAGTGGCGGTCAAGCTGTTTATCGTTGCAATATCGAGAGCGCCGTCCAGAACAAGAGCCTTAGACGCTGCTGCTGTCCCCGGTGTGATGCCGTCAAGTGTTTCGAGGTCCGCTTCGGACATACTAGCCGCACCGATGATAAAGGCTGTCACGGCAGTTACAGAGCCGTCAATGATCGTTGTTCCTCCATCCGATACAAAAGTATGGTCAGTTACATCCCCAGAACCGTAATCCAGATCGACCGCACCGACAGCATCCAATCCAACAGACGTATTCATTAAACCCGTAATAGTCACAACACCGGATGCTATCGTCCCGGCGTTGGTGATATTGCCAGACGTGTCTATGTCGATCCCATCCGAAGCAACAGAAAAGTTATCTCCGCCATCACCTAAAGTAACTATTCCGTCAGCGTCAAGTTCCCCGTCAATCTCTAGTTCTAAGTTTACTGTGAGTTTTGTGTCTGCTGTGTGTGTCAGGGTTACATCCTGATCGTCACCGAACTTGATTGCTTTGCCGTCACCTATGAATATATCGCCGAACTCTGCTGCTACTGATCCTATGTCGGCTTGTGCCGCGGCGAGTATAGAGGTCGTAAAGGTTGGGGATGTTGCAAAGACGGCAAGCCCTGTTCCTGTCTCGTTTGTGAGGATTGTGAGCAATTTTAGAGATGTATCAATTGTGTCAAACAAGTTTAGGACTGTAATCTTTTTACTCGTTCCGCCATCGACCAGATACAGTACGTCAGCGTCTTGCACGTCCACCGTTTCAGCGAGATCACTCGTCTTCGTGTCGGCTACGCAAATAGATGCTAACAGTGTAATTACAAGTATTATTTTTTTCATTATATCTCCAGGATCATAAATGTGTCATCTTCAAGCAATAAGAACGTGTCGTCTTCAAGCAATAGCAATTCTACCCCAACCGCCTCACCAAGCTTGTTAGCGGTATATTCGATTTCTATGGAAAGTAAATGAATACTGGTTGCCGAAGGCGTTGGGTTAGTTCCGCCAACTAAAGCTATTCTTGTTATATCAAGCCCTAAATGGTCGCCTTGTGTGATACTGTTTGCAGGGATAGTCTCAATAGTTGTCTCCACCATTACGTATTGTGCCCCGCATAAAACATCCCCGCTCGTATCAGTTGTCGCACCTGCGTTAACAGTTTCCCCTAATGCCCTTGAGTTCCACTGCGCTTGCCAATTCGATGAATCTACACCGTCCGCTGTAGCGTCTGTCGTGTACCAGTGGATTACTATATCTACGGACTCAGTTACATCCATATCCTTTGGTACTTCCATTGTTTCGTGCGAATCGTCGTTTACGTTAAAAGTCCACGATAAAAACGGTGCCTCTGTTATTCTGGAAGTCGGGGCGTTTGCTCCGAAGCCACTGATAACAATGCCTTGAAGATGTTTTTTTACCCTCGCAGCCCCAGCCATTGTTTGATGACCTGTGGAGGACAGTCGCGTATAGTCCGTTGTCCCCCCGTCACCGAACCGAGAGACACCAGTAACATCAAGTGTGTCCGTTGCTTCATCGCCTAATGTCGTATCACCTGCCACGTCCAGATCAGTGTTAATGTCCACATCGTGAATTACCATTGTTTCGCATACGCCAGTCGATGTTATGTGGACGCAGACATCTCCTTCGGTTAAACTATCTACAATTACAGTTCCAATTTTCAATACAAAACTTGGAGCCGTTGGTGCGGTTACTGTATAATCGCCCGCCACTGACGCAGACAAATAAAGATCAGATCCAACGCCAAGCCCGTCAGTGTCTATGTCATGGACTATGCCTTCAGTGGTAACGAATCCTGTAGCATTGTTTAGAATGTCGTGAGTTGCCATTGCTATAACACCGCAAGTAGCAGTAGAGTCGGCTTTTGCAAGGTCAATTGTAGGGCGATTGCCTTGCGCTCCATCTATGTAGACCAGTTGGCCGTTAGTTATGGTAGAGCCTGTTTTGTTAGTCGCCCTGATATACATCTCCTGTCCTAATTGAAGAGTTACATCAGATTCATTATTGTAAACAGCAAGAGTCTTTTCGTCGTCGTCGTAAAAGACTCTGCCCTCATTATATGCAGGGTTCGCTAAACCCGTAGTCAGATCGAGCCAACTTAATGTCGCACTTGGCGCAGTCAATGAACCTGTAGTCTTAACCTCAGTTACGCTTGTGCTGCCCAACATCACTTGCAAGTCTGCGTCTGGTTCTGCGTTGACACCAACGGCAGTGGAATTCTCATAGATAGTGCTACTATTTCTAGGGGTTAGTGTCAACGTCCCGACTCCTACATCCGTAAAACTCTGAGATATGCAAACAAGTGTAGTTGAATCTACTACCTGCCACAATTCCGGGAATGAGCCAGTTAGACCGTCTGGAAACGTATCGGATGTTGACGCAACCAAATTCCTGTAAGTATTATTTGCTCCAAAACTATGACCACCATTCACCACAACCTGATTGTTGGCGAAGTCTACGGTATCTATAGCTTTAGCGAGTCCCGCATCTTGAGTAAAGGTATTGAACGAGTATGCTCCTAAAGCCGTATTGCCGTCACCCTCATTGGCATATCCGGCAGAAGCACCAAAACCTGAAAATCCTGACCCTGTATTATATCGTCCAGTTGTGTAGCCAAAAGACGAGCCGTCTATATTAGAGTTATATTGTCCGGCCTCTGTTCCGAAAGCACAAAGCGTTCCTACGAAATGACCCTGACCAGCAAAAAACCCCATAGTTGTTACAGCTTCTTGCTCCGCGCCCGGTGTAAACTTGCCAATAATAATACTTTCTCTTCCATCATCGAATAATATACCACTTGAATTATTAAACAATTCATTGGCTTCGTCACTCCCTGACCATAGCCGCCATTCTTCCTCGCCACTGAAAGAAAAAATCGTCGGAATATCATTGGATATTTCAAAGTACCCAAAGGCCGTACTGGCAATCAATAATAAGATTAGACTTTTTTTAATCATTATATCCCTCGGTCACGAGCTAGATTTGCAATTGTACCGAAGCCCCTTACTCCTTTTCCGATAGCCGCAAACGTTGATTGCCTTCTTATATTCTCTCCAAGTTGCCTTTCGATATCTGCCCCTGATCTGAGAGCTAAAGATTCTACCCTGCCACGTTCCAGAACAAATCCTATGTCCTGCGTAATATTTGCTTGTGTCTCCGCTTCTATCAGTAGTGGTGAACCTCTGTTTATCCTGACATTACCCGCCGCCGCCACTGATTTTTGAGTAGCAAGTATTCGCCTGCCTCTCTCTTGCCTGATTTTGGCTTCATCGACAGTTGCTTCCCTGACAGCTTCAGCGTCTCTTTCGTCGACGGTTGCCCTTTGTTTGGCTATTTTTTCGGCTTGTTTGCCCTCTTCGATTGTACCAGCTACCGAAATCGCCGTACCAATACCAGCTAAAATTATTGGAGCATATCTCCTGTTCCAGTGTGCCTGAAAAACTATGCCATTACGCTCAATTTTCAATACATCAAAGTGGTTCATCTTCTCCCCTCTAGTTCTGCAACTATAGCGCGCACCGTGAATGGTACCGGTTCGGAGCTCTCGACATACACTGTCTGCTTTTGGAAGCCCGCATAAATGAATGAAAATTGCTTCATTTTCGCAGTCGAAGTGTAAAGGTCCTGCTTTGCCGTTAATGTCGCCTCTTCCCACATATTTACTTCGCTAAGGTCAGCGGTAGAGCCCGGCCCGAACTTGAATGTACCTGATTTGTAGAGGTCGACCCACAGCCTTTTTATCTTTTTATTTAGTGATATGTCCTGCGGGTCGACCCTTATTGGCAATGTTTCTATTTTGGCCGTGTACGGGAGTCCTACGGCTACTGTCGAGGACGCTACGTCTATGGTTATCGCCCCATTCACCACAACCTCATCGCTCAGGACTATTCCATCAGCCCAGACCTTAACTGTTTCGCCTTCAAGATGATCTAATCCTGTGAAAGTGTCCTCAACTTGCTGGACAGAACCCCCAGACGTGTAGGCAGTGAATCCGCTGGTGTCATAGTCCCATGTACCTGTGGCGTCTTTCAATTCAAATGTATCCGCATCAGACGAGGCAACTGTGTAGACATTGCCATTGAGTTCTACCATACCCCCTACTGACGAAAACAGAACCTGGTCGCCATCGCTAAAACCATGAGTACCTGCTGTAATCACTCCGGGGTCAGCTTGTGTTGCTCCTGTAACCGTAATCGCTGCCCCTCCGTCATACGATAAACCAGAATCAACAAACCATAGATCATCGTCATCCGACCCCCAATCATGGGGCTTGAATCGTTCTATATACCTCGCTCCGGCTAAAATTCTTTCAACTGAAACCCAGACTTCATCTTCATTATCACCGCTGGAGATAACCGCCACGCTCTCAAAGTCGCCATCCGTTACCTGTTTTGTCCACGCAATTACAGATTGTTCCGGTTGGTGCGTCAATGTTGCTATGTCTCCGTTATTGAGAACACACCATAATATCGGATCAGGCCTTAGTTGGAAATCGGCGTTTAATATACCGCTATCGGTTATTTCAGGTGACAAGACAGTTAATTCCGGAGAGAGATATTTATCTGATTGCAAATCAAATCCAAACCTTCGAACCTTTCTTCCGCCTCTTTCCACGTAAATAATATCGTCACCGGCGAACATAGCGGCAAGGGCGAATGATCCGTTCCTTGTCTGTTTCTGGAAACTCGGTGAGGTTGGCGTAGCTGACTTGCCCTGCTCGCCCCATTTCCCGCACGATCCGCTCGTTCCTATTAAGAGATAATCTTGAGACAGCAACCACCTGATAGGGTTTTGGCCCTCAAGGGCAAATGTAAATGCCGCTGTGTCTAAACTACCTTCAAGAAAATTAGCATAATCATCTGGATTCTGTTCGCCAAACCAGAGTTCTTGAGGAAAAGAATCTGACCCACCGTATACGAGTCTCTGTTGGTGGAATGTAAGTGTTCCCGGCCATCCCCGGAAGTCGGACCAATACCCCTCTCGCCATGTTGTAGTAGCAGATGTATCAGCTAATTCGGTGATTACAGACGCATTAGCAACTGTCGAGGATACGATACCTGTTATCTTCACAACTCCTTTATTGATATTATCCGCGATAGTGAAATTGTAATTGATATCTACTTGATTTGAACCTGTCAGCGTGACCCTGTATATCGCTCCATCCTCTTCAAATTCCGCAGGGTTGTCAAAAAACTGATTCGTCAATGGCGTCAAAGCATTTCGCCAGGAAATTCCGTTATTCGTACTTCTCTGTAATGTCGTGGTTCCTGTCCCTGTGCCTGTTGTCGTAAAACTATACCCGCCTATAAAAAAAGGTGTAGATAATGATGTGCCGTTGTCAGAAAAAGTACCACTCACTATCGAACTTGCCCTGACCTGCTCGATAGCCCATAAAGACCCTTTATGCCCTACGCCCGGTGTTGACTTGAAAATCTCTGCGCTGCAAGTAAGTGTTATATTTCCCGTTGTCCTACTTGGCGTGATGGATATATCAAGATCGTTCTCAGGCAGAAAAGGCCCGTTAGTAAAAGGTACATTCCTGATAGCCCAGTCAGTGTGACTTGTCCTTGTTAATATCTGGGGTGGGTTTTCGTTATCGACAATATACATAGCGTTGTCAGTTTGTACGAACTGCATATTAAACAGATCGCTCGTCTGGTGTTGAGTTTCTATTTCTACAGGAAAATTATCGCCATCTAATATCTGCGCTCCATTACGGTAGAATCTTAGATAATTGTCCCCGAATTCAAGGATATACGCATCGTCAGTAGAGAACTCAAAAGGTATCAATCTTATCTTCCCCGCATCTTTCGCTGTCGCGATATATTCCGTTCCCGGCCTTTTCAGTGCAGGACCCTGTACCGTTACAAACATATTCTCAAGTGTTCGGCAGGATGAACTGTATTTAGCGAAATCCCCTCTCGCTTCTATTAATGGACTGACTTGCCCAGAGTTAAAATTAGTAACAGGGCCTATGTATCCAAAGGAGACTGAGCATAGTAATAGAAACAGTATTTTTTTCATTTATATCAACCTTATGGACCCGTTGGCGGTAGAGTAGTTTGGGCACCTCTCCAGACAATCTCTACGGTACCGGGTGATCCAGTTGTGGTTATTGTGAATGCTTCGCCGTTGGCTACCGGCATCGTAAACCCTGCCCATCCTGATATTACAGCTTGATCCCTTACTCTATTAGATGCCCCTATCTTTCCTGTCACGATACTTACTGCTACTCCGCTAGCCTGCACTAAAACAGTTACAAATCCATCCTGCCGGGCTGTGTAGGCTTCTCCTGCAATCATGGGTTGAGTGGTAGTGGAGTCGCTGGTGTACACTCCAAATCCGATATTGGCTTGGACATAAGCTGTAGTCGCAATTTTCGTACTATCGTCGGCGGTTGCTGGTGAACTGGCTAGTTCCGATGCTGCCCCTAATGTTGCTACGCCAGCAACGGTGAGAGTGCCCGTTCCAGCAATAACAGTATTACCAGTGGCCCCTGCTACTGTGAACTTTTCTGTTCCAGAACCTCCTATAGCAATATCAGAAGTTGCCGAACCGATAAAGTCTGCGCCTGCCGCTAATGTTACACTGCCCGAAAAGGCACCTGTCGTGGCTGTTAGGGCAGCGAACTCGACTGCATCTGAGGTAGTTAGCTCCAAGAGAACTCTTCCCGCCAGGGCATTTGCCGATTGCATAAGAGATACACCAAAAGCACTTGCTGTTTCACTGTTAGTAACAAGGTCCGAAACATAGGTTAGTACGCCGCTTGCATTAAAGAACGGGAAAGTCTCTGCCCTGTCTGCTAATGTAGGCATTTCCACGTCAAACGTAGTTGCATCGCTCTGGGGTAATCGCCATGATCTGTCAGACTGGTCCTGTAAATCCTGAACTGTCCTTGTGAGTTTATCTAACGCCGTAACTACCGAAGTCGGAGTAATTGCACCCTGAGAAGTTTCCTGACTCTTCTTAATCGTCCTGACAATAACTAACTGGAAATCAACTCCAAGCGCACTGTTCGTTGTCACTGTCCCGCCATTCAGATAATCTCCGCCTGTTGCTACTATCGTATAGTCCGTAGTGATAGTCAGTAAGGTTTCGGTGCCGGGAGACTTTAGTGTAGCATCTGTAGAAATATCTTTCTTGTAAACAAATACATCATCACTGGAAGTAACCGGCTGAGTAAAGATGAATTCATCAGTTGCCGGGCCAATAGTGAAATACTGCCTGATAGACTCCGGATCGTCAACCGTAGCGAAAGCACATGCTGAACACATTAACACAAATATCATTATCTTTTTCATATCATATCCTTATGTAGCTGCTTTTACAATAACTTCTGATCTTCCGCCTTTGTAATTTGGGATAGGCCGTGCTGAGAAGTTGAAATCAAACAGATTTGCTCTCTTTGCGTTTGGAACTGCAACTTCGCGATATTTCACTAACATATTATCGCTTGTTTCAATGTCCTTACCAATGACAGGAGAAACTCCCGAAGCAAGCAATGTAGCAATACATTCAATCATTTCCTCGGAGAATGACGCTGTATTCGGGGTGTCAATTACATACTCTATGAAAGCCCCATCCTGATCGGTATTACTTAATGTGTCTGTCAGGAGTATCTTACCAGTACCAGCTTCATTTGCTACCTCCTCGAATTGATAAACAATGTTAGCAGCATTAGAAACGTAATCTGCCTTCTGGCTCCGCCTGGCAATGCTATCTTCGTCAAACTGACTAACAACTGCAAGGCAATCACCCGGTAGATTAAACGCATAAGTCCAGTTTCCAATTTCGGGAGTTGAACTTAACTGTGCGTCAAGATTAAGAAATCTCAACGTCGATCTGAAAGGAGCATGACTGGTCGCCAAATCTCTAATAACCCTGCGCCTTACTCTGGGGAATGATATTTTCATCCATGACGATACTTTGTCTGAACCGTTGATACTACTAATAAAAGCATTCCCGCTAACGGCATCGCCCGCACCGCCTATTTTACCTAAAGCAAGATTTGCTATGTCGGTCTCTGAAACAGCCATACTAATATCCCTTTACAAGTAACTTACCATCAACACTTGTCAGGCCAGTTGTTACTACAACCAAAATATCTGCACCCGTTACGTCAAGTCTAGCTTCCGCCACTTCGTCGCTGCCCGGTGAAGCTATTCTCCACGTTGTCCCTGCCGACCATGTTTTTTCGCCGGAAAGTACCACAGACTGAGCCAATAGGAAATCTACTAAATCAGAAGCGGCATGAGTATAAGCGTCGCTTGATAGTACGGTAGAGGCTTTCTTGATAGAGATTGTTTCCGAGTTGGTGAAAGCCCCTGAATCTGATTTATAAGTAATAGTTCCCGCTGCATCCCCGTCAGCCCATGCACCGGAAGATAAAGCAGAAATTTCTACAATAACCGCAGTCTCGCCACTGGTATTACCTGTTACGGTGTCTCCGATTTGAGGAACATACGTTCCGCCATCAGTGAATGTTATCTGGCTATACATCGACTGTTGTAGTCCAGTGTCCCAAGTCAAAACCCCGATAAGGTCCAAATCGCAATCTCTATCCCCGCCCAATGTACCGAGATAGAGAGTATGAACTACATCATCTTCATCGTCTACGCTCGCACCCCTGAAACGCATAGCGTTCCATTTTGACGGTATCGGGAATATGGAAATCTCACCGTCACCACTTGAATCTGCCGCTATTATAGCGTCAACTGCAAGCTTTGTCATCTCGTCAACACCAAGAGCCGACGGTTCGTCACCTGCCGCTGTCGTTGAGTCGGCGATCCTCCACGCATTCTGTATCGTGTGGAGAACGTCACCTTCTATTGTTGGGACAATAGTGGTTGACTGAGCTAAACAGGCCGACGTTAATATTAAAAAGCAAAGTATTTTTCGCATTATATTCTCCAAAAAAGGGGGTGAGCCGAAACCCACCCCGTTATGTTATTGGTCAGCAAACGTAACACCCGTATCTGTAGCAGTTATCGCAGTTCCGTTTATGTACCAACTTGTAGTTGCAAGATCGTACCAAATTTCGATCTTGGTACCGGCCTCTGGCGTCAGAACTCCCAATATCGAGTTACTGTTACCGTCAGAGTAATACACCGTAGTATCATCGCCACCGGCATCTGGATCATGCTGAACTACACCACCGACAAATTGTTCGGTATCATCGCCGGAAGTGATAATCCAATCCTGGGCATCAGCAGCAGCACCAATATACATGAATGTATAGTGAAGGCCGTCAAGTTCTGCCGGCAGATTGAACGTAGTGTCCTGCCCCAAGTCTGGGATAAAGTGCATCTGCCCAGAGTTATTAGCGAGCACAGTGTACGGAGAAGCATCGGGCACAACGACAACATCCAACTCAAACGCATTAGTTACTCTTACCGGCTTGGCGGCGTTTATAGTGACTCCACCAGCCGCGGAAAGCAATTCAATAGAATCAACCGCCGTTCCCTGATCGTTAGTTACAGTGATCTCGGCAGTTGTTCCACCGTCAGCTCTGATAACAATTGCATCGTCAAGGTCCCCGTCTGCTTGGAGGTTGATACCACCGGCTTTAGACCACAGCGTTATCGCAGCAGCCTCTTCGGTAACGGATGTCCCTGTTGTTGCTATCAACGACATCGTAGTTGAATTACCACCATCAACGTCAATAAGTATTGCATTGGCAACATCTTCTTCCGCCTCTATCTCAATCCTACCCAGAACAGAGTCGATATTTACGTCGCCTCCGGCAGCGTTTGCAGCAATAGTTATTGCATCTGCCCCGGTTCCCTGAAGATTGTTGATTGTGATAAACTCATCCACTCCGCCGTTAGTTTCTATCCTGATAGCATCAGAAAGATTGGCAGTTGTGTAGAGACCAATACCACCGTCGTCAGAATGTAACTGAACGGACGCATCGTGTTCTGTAGTAGCTGATGCGCCAGTGCCTTGATCGGCGTAGATATTGATACCGCCACTCACACCACCGTCTTCCGTAATTACAATCGCAGCGGCATGGTCCTCGCCGGCAGTGATATTTACCGAACCTGCTGCATTGGCAATGTCAATATCCTCAGTAGCTGCACCTGCCGCTGTAATATCAATACCACCAGCAGACGCGACTATCTCTATAGCATCTACAGTGTTTTCTGTAGAAGTCAGAGATATACTCAGAGCTACATCTACATCAAGGCCGCCGGCAGCAGCGTCGATATTGATAGCGTCGGTAACAGCTTCGCCAGCATCTAAGTGAACAGAAGCGTTTGTGGCGTCTAAAGCAAAATCACCACCAACAAGAGTAGTGGTAATCGATCCGCCTGCGGTGTCAATAGTGATGTCATCGGCAGCATCGATATCAAGATTGTCAGCAGAATCGATCTTCGTACTACCAGTAACCGAAGTGATAATCAACGCGTCTGTTGTCGATGTCCCGGCAGATGTAAGAATAAGACTTGCATCTACGGCCCCGGCCTGATTGATTGTCAAATCTTCTGTACCTGCATCAGCAGTAAGAGTAATTGATGCAGCAGCAGCATCGAAGGCAATCGTGCCAATCTGAGTCAAAGCGTCTACATCACCAAAAGCCATCGTATTAACGGATGTATCGGTTGTCCACGTTATAACATTCGATCCGGAGAAATTCATTGCAACATCTTCTGAGTTATCTCCGAACTGAATCTCGTTGTCACCGTCGAACAGAATACCTTGCGAGTTCGTAACACCGGTTAATCCTTCGCCGTCGAACAAGCCTGCAATGGAAACGCTCCACGAGTCACTTGTGCCCTGGATATCAAACCCTGCGGTACAATCTATCTGCAAACCTACGGCTGTACCGGCATCGGCAGCACTTGTGATATTCATAGCGTCCGGATCGTTAGTAGAATCGTTCTGGGCAACAAGTAACCCGGCGTTATTATCACCGAGACTGACAGTCATGGTTACTGCGCTGCCATCCACGTCAATAGCATTACCGCCATTATAAGCTTCGTCAAGCGACGCAAAGTCGCCGCCTGCTTCAAGAGTTACCCATTCACTTGCAGTCCTAAGAACAAGCGCATCCAGATTAGAACTGTAGTAGAGATATCCTTCTATCTCATCTGGTGCCGTTGACGGTATGTAGTAGAAGAACGGCTTACCTACAGTATCGGCTGCTTGCGCATCTACGATATGCAAATACAATGGGTCAAGCAGTTTATTGCCCGATCCTAAGTATGTCTTTTTGTCCAGATAATTCTGGGCTGTAAAAGTAGCCTGCGCCTGCATCGTAATCAGCAGGAGCATTATTACAATATACTTCTTCATTTTGAAACTCCTTAAATAAAATGCAGGGGCGGACCCCTGCTCATTGTTACGGATTACCGACATTGCTTTTGATTACCTGACTTCCTCTGAAATCAGAAGCCGGGCCATCTTCAAGCCATGCGTCGATAGCGAACGTGCCGACAGATGTTGTATTCCTGTACATCAACCGGATGTGACGGAATTTCAGATCATAAGGCAATTGCCCTCTGAATATCCATGCACCTGCTGTTGCAAGTCTCGCATCGCTCTGATTAACCTCAGCGCCATTAACGCCCACAAGCGGCATCATAACAACATGAGTCCATGTACCTGTTGGATCACCTGCACCGTCGTCGTCATCTGCCTGCAATTCGATAGACAAAGTGTCATTCGACGCAGCAAGGTTATCGATATTGTTAGTACGAATACAAAGAAGTGGAGCATGTTGCCCTACGCCCATTCTCGGAGCGTTTGGCTGAGCCAAATCGATTGTATTAGTAGACGCAGTATTGTCGGCAGAAATATCCTGATCGTCGCTAAATACGCCTAAATTTTCGTGTGCACCCATAAGAGTACCCCTTTCTTAAACTGCCGCAACTGCGGTCTCGGTTATTGTTAAAGCATCCATCGGACGAAGAAGAATCTTGCCGATACGGAAAAGTGGAATGCCGTAAATGTTGTTCGTGTCATACGTAACATTCTGCTTGGCCTCTGCCATTACTTGCAGGAACGTCATCAGTCTCTTGGGGACATAAGCAAATATCTGCTCAGCTCCCTTGAATACTTCCTGTTCCGCCTGGAATATCAACTGCAAGAAACCTGTATCCAGACTAGCAAGAGAGGTTTCGATATTCCTGATACGTGCAACCGCTCGCATATCGACTACTTCAAGACCGATTTTCCACTCGAATTCTGTACGCCAATCCTGTCTTTCTTTCGAGTTTTCGGCAGTGACGTAAACCAGCCCGGAATCTTCCTTACTGATACCCATCATAGGATCGTTTATGGGGGTTATACCCTTTACTTTATCGAGTCCATGCTGAATGAGGAAAATCGACATTGTATCTGAACCGCTGCCACCAGCGTCAAATACGAACGGGTCCGCACTTGCACTTGACGGGTTCGTGGGATCAGTCGAATCGGGGACGCTGTAACGTACTCCGAGTCCGTCAAACTTCTCAGGTGTTCCAACAGAAGTTCCGTAGAAGAAATGGTTCGTTACGCCCTGGCCAAAGCCTTCCATGTGCCGATCTTCAACTTTGGCACGATACGCAGCTTTGTCCGGTTGCAGATCGAGGACGTGTTTTGGGATATCAGCACGATCTGTAAAGATGCTGATATTATCTTTGTACTTATCCCATCGGACTGTACTGGAATCATGTCCGTCACCGACCTTAATGATCTGGGGCGTGGGTAAGGATGTTTCCCGCGAACCTTCATTGGATAGTATACCGTTAGCAGCTACCATCGCAAGGTCGAACAGGAAGGGATTGTTTTCCGTAAGCACTTCCGCCCACGGAACAAATTGGCCGTTCTGGACCAGTTTCAAATTGTCGATCAGATTGTACCTTGTGTCTAAGCCTAATTGACTCATTTCAATACTCCGTAATTAAGTTAATTTTTAATTTCGGAGAGGTATCTCTTTCGAGGCTCTGCCTTACACAACAGACTGTGCTCGTCACCTTGCTTTCAAGGCGGTCAATTAGGTCCAACCATAGTTAGAGTGTCTAATCTTTTTTCATATCTACGGTATCCCTTTCAGGGCGTTATTTAATGCCTGCTCGTTTTCTCATTTCAATGCCTTCGTTTTCCCATGTATCGGTGGGCTTACCCCAGAGATCGTCGGATTTGGGGTGTAGCTGTTTCTTGAATTCGTAAGGAGATGGCCCTTTTGTTCCGTCACCTTTTGTTCCGTCACCGCCGTCAGTAGAACCCTCAGCAGCTAGCGGAGCGAACTGTTTCAGCATCACCCTTGCCATGACAGCATTCCGTGTTATCCCGGCATCTATCATCGCATCGGCGAATTCCTCAGCTTCGTCGTTAGTCAAGCCAACGTGATTTCGTATCGCCCTTTTGAACAGATCTGATTGTTTGGTAACTTCTTCAATACTGCCAAAATGCACAACCAGCTCATCGTTGACTTTTTTAGCCGTGGCTTCTCTATCGGTTTCCTGTTTCTCGGCAGCGGCAGCATTCGCTTCGCCCATAAACTTGTTGTGGAAACCAAGCATCTCCTGTGCGTCTGCCTTAGCAATCTTTTTGTCTACAACAAACTGTTTGAATGCGTTGGCGAGTGTTTCGTCTGTCTGCGATCCCTCAGCAGCGCCCATCTTCAAATCGAGGCTATCCAAATCCTTTACGTCACCTGCAAACTCTCTGCCAAATAACTGGTTTGACTTCGATGTAAAGTCAGCCCTCATCGCATCGTCTGATAACTTCTCCAGCGACTCAGGGAGCTTGAAAGGTGCGCCGATGGCCTTTTGCGCATTGAATCCTCCAACAATAGCAGCTTCCGGGCTATCGTATTTATTTGCAAACGTAGTGAACGCTTCACGGTTATCGTCCGTGATCGCTTCATTCTGAAAATCTTCACTCCATGCCATAAAACTATTCCTTCAATTCAATAACAAAATTAGTTACCCAGTGCCCGTCGATCACTTCATACTCTTTGACAGTCGTAGTCCTGAGAACTTTACCCTTATGCTCACGCTTGCGCAACTCTTGATTCAAAACTTCCGTATCTCTCTCGTTACGAACTGCGTCAGCCAGGAACATATTCCGTTTAGGGATTTTGTTCGTGAGCTTGATCGTTCTGGTTGGGGCTGCATCAGTCGGAGTATCTCCGTCCATGTGGGCTTTCAGCAACTTGCACAAATCATTGTACCCCATGCCTTCTGGGATATCGACGCACTGCTCTGTCAACGCTAAAATTACATCAGCTTTCTTCATTCTTGCCATTATTGGCTCCTTTTCTTAAATCGCTTATTGTTCTTGCTGTTTTATAGATAACACATACTATTAAAATACAAACAATGTACGGTATTTTATTTTCCGCATCCACTCCAAGAAAAGCTATCTTATCAATGCAAAGAGCGGCTATACATACTTTTTTACTCAGCCCGTTGTCAGCCATTAGGACACACCTGCTTTTCTACATCTTTGTTCATTGCGAAGCATCAGGTGTCTTATAATCAACATATCTCTAACAATTAACTGACTCTCGTTTTTCTCTCCCAGTGCATTAGCCAATTTCTCAGCTTCTTGTCCCCTGAATACGTTTGGTAAACCAGTTCTCATTACAACACTTCCACTTCTATCCAAGTGTGAAACTCATCTTCCCCACCTTCCACATAGACAAGTCCTTTGTCTGTGATGGTGATTTTGCCATTTTCCTGACCCATACTTTGTATAGCACATATAATCTCTAAGAGATTCTTTCCATCTGCTCGCATTCTAAAGTCATAGCTGTTGAACGCCTTTCGTATATCTGATTTCTTCACTCTCGAAATACATTCCATAACCGTAATACTAACAGTTTCATTTTTTACTGCGGCATTTCCCATTATCTTGCTCCAAATATAGCTTCAGCGACTATCTTCCTGAAAGTCCGTCTAACCATTTTCTTCTCTAAAAGCTCATAAGCGATTAACCTGTAAAACTTCAATGGCTCACCTGCAACCAGTTTCATAACCTCTTCCTGGATCGAGTTATGCAATGCAACATCCTCCGGGGTTTTTAATACCCGAAACAAACCCTCAAGCCTCTGGGCAAGGAAATCGTTACCTGCCCGCCTGTACGCATCTGCTAATGGCCTGTCATCTGGCATTAGTTCATCCTCGACTGGATTATAAGAGAGTCTTTTTTGTTCTTGATCTTATGGATCGACAGGGTGAACGTCTGTATAGACGGATCGTGATCTATCCTTATCGCATCTTCTGTGTTGGTTCGTTCAACTTCTCGCTCAGAGATAACGAACTTACCGCCCAACTGTTTCAGCATAGCCCAGATACATCGGTTTATTCCTGCTTGTGTTAATTGCTTTTTCGCCATTACTTACGCCTCGTCTTCTTCCGCTTGTGGCCCGTGCTTCCTTTGTTTCCCTTGTTACTGGAACCTTTGTACGGCTTTGTTCCTTTATGTGGCATTGCTAACCTCCTACATTAGCTAAAACACTTGTTTCGTCTACCGGACCCGATACGCTCGGAGAGGCCTTTGCCATTTCAAGGGCAAGTTGCTGTTGCTGTTGTTGTGCCCTTAGCTCATTTAACCCCTTGATTATGGTATTGTATTCTTCTTCTGGTACCAAATTCTTTAACGGGAAGTTGACGGCCTTGATAATATCCTCAAGCGTTCCGTATTCCCTTATCGCGTTTTTGAGATCAGGGTATAGCTCAAAGACAGGTTGCAACACACTCATAGCTGTCAGTATCGGATCAAGTTCCTGCTGAGTCCTTTGTTCTCTGGCTAGCGGCCCTATAAATACTGGTACAACCCCAATAGAAGCTACTTCCTCTTTGGAATTACTCAGAACTATATCTGTGATATTCGCCATAATATCAGGAGCAAACGGGCCTCGTCCTGCCCTTGCTTCGATGTCGACTACTCTGTTGTCAACTGATCTTAGAAACTCCCCGGTATAACTTCCGATTGCCGGATTCAACTGAACGGCAAGCTCGGCAGCGATTCGATGATTCTGATCGACTGAAGGTTGTTGTCTTAGTGTGTTTGTGAGATCCGTGAACTTCAGGAATTGGTCCGTAAAGAACCACCGCTTAATAGCCTTTTCACCAGTTTCAAGCTGCTCTTTACTTAACCTTATATCTCCAACCGCATCGATCATCTTAGGGAGGAACTCCCAATCTTTTCTATCAACATAAGTCAATCCTTCGGGGCCGAAATCTATTACGTTTCTATGATCCTCTAACACTGCTCGCGGTGGACGGTTCTTGAGTTCGATGTTTTCAAGCTGGTTCTTTGCTACCTGTTGCTGGCTGAGTACATCGTAAATAGCACTAAAAGCAGGAGTCCTCGACGCTGATTCCCACGGCTTCTTATTAAAGTCCCATGTAACAAACGGCCTTGAGAAATACTGCTCGGTTCTCAATGGATCGTTCTTACGCTCCTCTTCCGGCTTCTCCTCGAAATAAACACTTATCCATTCAGCGTCAGGCTTTTGGAAACCAGGCACATCCCACACCTGATTATTACCCCTGAAAGCTGCGCGGTAAACGGTTCTTTCAAGATAAAACTTCTTCTCTCTTATCGCGTTATTCGTTGATATTGTGAGTTTTAGTTTCTGCTCTTCTTCAGTTCGTGCGAACATATCGGATATCTGCTTGACAGTCCATGTCTCATCTTTAACTATCACGCCGTCAGGTTGATTGAATTTATCGTAAAAGAGGAAGACAGTCTTGTAATGCTGAGGCATGAACTTGGTTACGCCAGAAGATACCTCCTCGTCAATGAACATCACCGGCGAACCAATTGTTATTCCGTCAAGCGTGAATGGTGGTAACACACTGTAGAAATTACTCCTCTGGTAAACGTCCGACATATGTTCTTTAACGTCCTGTAGCCAGATATCAAGTTGATCGTTGTCCTTGAGTTCGGTTTGCAACATTGCATATTGTATCCAGTCGGTTGACGGACTGACTAGATTACCCTGGAAACCTCTAGCCATAACATCAGCAGCCCATGGCGCAGTACCCTCATAGATATTCTCACCAAAGAAAGCACCGTCACCATTAGCGTCTACTTCGTCGCCAAGATCAGGGCGGAAGTAATCTACTATGCTATCGCGGGCTTTATTGAACTTATTAAAACCCTTTTCCCGCTGGTGGAATAAGTCCATCAATCTATCAAATAACTTTTTGTTGTCCCATATCGCCATTATCTATCCTAACAATCCCGTCCTGCCCAATGTTGCTGGAGCGAAATCACGTGTCAATACAGAAGCACGTCTTCGTCTGTTCCTGCGTTCCAGTTCTGTCTGTTGAGGTAAGGCCTCGGCGGTTACGGTTCGCTGCTCTTGTTCAACAGCGGCAGCCTCTTGGCGCCTTAGCTCCTCTTCTTCCTCTAATTCGTCATCCCGCTTTTTGAACTGCTTCCGCAGAACGGGATCGACTTTCGCTAAGTTCCTTGCACCTGGTAAGTCACTGGCAAAACCTGTCAAGCTTGAAACTATGCCCTCATCGCTCGTGTCCATTAGGCCTCCCTTTTGGTTTAAGTTGATCCTGCGTAAGGCTACTCTCGCCCGGACGATACGGGTCATCTCTCTGGGACGCTGTACATAAGCTAATAGCATCGACCTCCTGCTCAGCACTTTGCCGTTCGTCACGTTCATAGCTTAACAGTTCCACTTTCCACGAAAACTTAATGTCTAGCCTCTTTAATTCTTCTCTCAGGCTGGCATTCTCTGAGAGCAAGGTGATGACTTGCCTCTCCAGTTCAATTAAACCCGTGCGATTGTAGGCGATAGTTTCATTCTGTAAATCATCCACTTTAGAATCACAGCCCGCAAGCAGGAAACACAATACCGCTAAAACTAATACTTTCTTCATTTCATATCCTTTATTCTTGAATACATATAAGCATCTGTCGGGCCGGGTAAATAATTTCTCATCCTATTGCTCTCACGCTCAAAGCCGAGGAATTCTATCATCTTCATAGCTGCGGGGTAGTCTGCCCTGATTATAGCTTGAGCCCGGTACAATCCCTTATCATTTATCGTGTCTTCAATGTAGAGCATTAACTGTTTGAGTACTGTCCTGCTTGCAATGGCCTGTTTGAAGTCAACTGCCAGTATTAGCCAGAACTCGCCCATACCCTCACGATGAACCACTACACCACCAACACCCCATATCTTACCAGCATGAATACCGGTAACACCATCTAAGGGAAATGCAGGGTATTCCTTGATATTGGAGTCAAGAGGATTTGCCCTGATCCATGCTAAATCTTCGGTTGTAGTTGGCCTTAGTTCCATTACGCTAATCTCTTTAATCCGCTTCTTGATCTTTTCGGGTACGGTGTATGGTTTTGTCTTGCTGGTATTTTCTGTTTTATCTCACCAACACGCTCGCCCTGGATACTGGAACCGCGATAAACAACGGCCATATACCAAAAGGCACTTCCTCCATGACTCGCCCAGTTATGCAAAGGGTTCTTCTGATATATCCCTACTGACTCGTCCCATACCGCTCTATACATTTCCAAGCACTTAATCCCTGCACTGCATTTGTCAATATCGAACCAACACCGGATTATAATGTCCTGAGCCTCTTTTATGCCTGCACTCACACTGCATCTGTCGACAATCGCAAAATCAATACCTGCATCCCTGGCAACATCTATGAGATCCCGCCCGGTTTGCATACTCCGTCCATTTGGCCCATCCGAAGCCACATCCCACGGGCCGTAATGTGTCCCATAGATATACTTCTTCTCTTGCAACATTAAAGCATAACCGGGCATACCTATTCCCTCGTTATCGATGTAATAGTCGATCAGTCTTATCTCCTGTCCAATAAACTGAACAAACCAAACTGCTGTATGCTTATGCCCCAAGTCCCAGAACGTATTAACTTTCGCGAATCTATCGTATGCAACAGTGCATATCCGCCCTGATTCGCGGGCAATTGCCATTTCAGTCCCCCAGTAAGCCCCTTCGATACTGGCCTTAAACGCCTCGTCAGGAGTCGACGGATGTTCCCGGTACATAAGGAGCTTAAGTGTGTGCTTCTTTTGAGCATACCAGGCCCGCTGTCCATCAGTTAAACTTATCCCTAACCCTGATTCGAGCTTGCCCAGGTAAACGCTCACATCATCGGGAACAGTGACATACTGCGGATCGGTAGTATTCTTTGGATCTTGATACCAGCTAAAGAAATGGAACCTGTAATCCATCGGGCCCAGCTCTTTTCCTTTTAATTTGATATCCTCGGCGTCCTTACATCTATCGTAAAAGTCCCCAGCGCTGCCCTCGGCGGTGGATTCTATCGTAACAAACCCTTCCTCATGTACAGTCTCTAACGTCCCTGAACGTATCTCAATAGCTCTTTCAGGAGTCTTGGCACATATCTTGCCGTATTCCGATACGTGCACCCACTGATAAGTACCTGAGCGTAAAGAGGTTGCAACCATTAAGCTTGAATTATTCTCAAGGATTAACTGCCCTGCATCGTTCTTGATAGTTGGTATTGCTTGTTTTAATGCTGTGGGAAGCTGGGAATAAGGGTATTTAATCTTGTCCCTGAATATCTCACCCGCTGCCTGCATATTATGAGCTATGATCCCTGCTTTGGTGTTGGAATTAAATAAACACATATCCAGCATCATCAAGCAACAGAACGTTGTTATACCGTGCTGTCGGGATTTGAGTATGATATTGAGCCAGTGCAAAGCCCTGAAGAATAAGAGCTGTACCGGGCGACATGAGAACTTAACTCTTCTGCCTTGTTCGTCAGTAATCCAATACAAGTTATTCAATCGCCATAACCTATCAGACATATTCTCTTTTAGCTCTTCTTCTGTCATTTTGGCAGGCCCTTTGTTTTCCCATCCACTTCCGATAATAGCTCTGTTAGTCCGGTTATATGAATCTTTTCTTCGATCTTGTCCGATTGCTCTAAATAGTTCTTGCCCAAGAATATTAATAGGGCCGGATTACCTTTTGCTGCTGCGGCGTTTTGCTGTGTTCTGAGTCGTAACTTGCGTTCTGCCCTCTTTTTAGTTAATTGTTCCCGAAAATTGTCTTCTAATGTCTGCTGTGGTATACCCATTAAACAAGCTATCGTGTTGTTCTGGCAGCCGTTAAAGGCATAGTTTTCCATCTGTTCTATCTGTTCCGGGGTAAAGTGTCTTCGGGGCCTACCTACCTTGCGTTTTGGTGGCTGTTTCCTATTTCTTTTCTTCACTTCAGCCATTATCTATTATCCCCGTTAGTTCCTGTAATAGTTCAAATATACGTGGATTCGGTTCGATTAGTAAAGCCAGTCTGTTCAGTTCTTTGATATGCTCGTCCATTTCATCCTTGGCTTTGTCTTCAATTATTTCTCCGAGTGTGTCCATTTAAGCGCATACGATTGAAAATAGTTTCCAGTTCGTTTCTTTATTTAATGGGTATTATAGCAGGTTGAGTATGCGCTGTCAAGTTCTTTTTCTTTTATTTTAATATTATTCTATTTTTTCTATTGACAAATTAGGAATCTGTGTTATATTCTATTTGTAATGTTAATCGTTATTTTATTGGAGATGTGAATCATGGAAACAGCAATTGCATACTATAAAGAAATGTATCTTTCCGGTGTTGACTCCACAACCATCAGTCAAATGGTGTCGGCCTTGTTTGAGATTGACGGTAAAGCCCTTGAGAATGTCGCCGATGCTGCTGTGTGCGAAGCTAAGGCCTATTATGCTAATCTCAGGGAGTTAAAGTATGCGTAAGATGAAAGTCTTCGTGCCTTGTGAATTCTCAGGCCGTGTCCGTGATGCGTTTATTGCTAAAGGCCATGATGCGATTAGTTGTGACTTGTTGCCGACTGAATCGCCGGGACCGCACATTATCGGGGACGCTGTTAAACTGGCATATAGTCAGAGGTGGGATATGATATTGATGTTCCCCCCTTGCACATATACGTGTAACTCAGGCGTAAGATGGCTCTATCTCCCGGACGGGCACAAAAACTATGACAGATGGGGCAAAATGTATGCAGGGTCTATATTTTTTAAAGATTTATTCGACGCGCCTTGCGATAAAGTGGTTGCAGAGAGTCCAATAATGCACAGATATGCCCAAGAAATTATAGAGTACAAGCCCGATCAAATTATCCAGCCTTGGCAATTCGGGCACGGGGAGACAAAAGCAACCTGTTTAAGGATCAAGGGCTTGCCGCTACTTGAACCAACAAACATCGTAGAGGGACGGGAAGCGAGAATACACAGAATGTCACCATCAAAAGACAGGGGTAAAAAGAGATCGATAATTTGTCAAGGTTTCGCTGACGCTATGGCTGAGCAATGGGGATAAAATAATCACTCAAGGGCCTTTAACCGGGCCTTTGCGTAACTATTTTATCGAAAGGGTTTGAAATGGATAATGAAAATTGTTACGAATGTTGTTGTAATGGGTGCGTGGCTGATTGTCCTTGTCATTGTAGTGAAGTTGGCTGTATGGGTGTAGTCAGGGATTGTAAAGATGTAAAGGAACAAGACTAACTATTTTATTTATTTGAGAGGATGTATTATGAGATTCAGATGTAATGGCCACAAACAAAACAAAGGGCGAATCGCAGAAATTAAGACTGTGAGTACAAGACGACCTGAGAAGTGTGGGCTTGCTAAGTGTAATAATCTGGCTGCACAAGTAATATTCAATAGCAATGAAACACCACCTGCAACCAAGTAACGGTATGCTAAGCCTATGCACACGGCTAACCAACTCAATCAAAGGCTGAAACTAATTTAATTAAGGGAAAGAATTATGAAGGACACTAAAGAAGTTAAAAAGATGTGGCAGGAACTTGGCGATATACCTGTAGACAAGGATGACAACATTGATACGGAATGGAAACATTTCCCCATTGGAACAAGTAAATTTGATATCTGGCATTGGCTTGAAGATACCTACGACATTTCTGTTGCAAAGGACTTAATGAAACTCGCCTAATGAAAAAGGATAATCATGCGACTAGTAACCAAACTATTCTTAACCTAGCTCGCCGTTGTGGTGGGTATGCTAATTGCACTTTTATTGGAGTATTTATCGTGAATAAAGACAGAAGAGCTCGATTAGAGTCGATTTGGTTTAAGCTTGAGGATATTATTTCAGAAGAACAGGAGGCGTTTGATAATCTGCCCGAAGGCCTTCAGTACTCCGAAAAGGGAGAAGCTATGGAACAGAATATCGAACAGATGGACGAAGCAAGAGATTTAATCGGCGATACAGCAGGAATATAAACTCAAGGAGAATTAACATGAAACAATCGTCAATCAGTGCAAGAGAAACCACGAAAAACCGTCTTCGGAAGGCTCACCTGGATTACCTCAAAACCCCTAAATGCACTAAAAACATCTCATTTGCTGAGTGGCTTGACAGGGTTTCAAAGGGAGAAATCCCGCTTGAAAAGTAAGTAAAAGAGCAAGGGCCCAATGGTTGGGCCTTTTTTTATCTTCCACCACCTGAATATCTGGGCCTGCTTCGGGCTGTCCTGTCCACACTGACTAGCACATCACTAAATAGTACATCAATCAGTTCTGTTTGAATGTTGGCGGAATCAGCATTGTCCCATGTCCATGTAGTAATTTCATCCATTACTCCGTTATAAAAGAGTGTTGCCGAATCTGGACCGGGAGGCCAAATTGTAAGCATGGCCCCGAAATTAGGCCCCTTGGAATTTCCTGAAGTAGTTGTGGTTTCCCCTTCCCACGTTGCCCAGAGGCCTTCGTTTATGTTGGACGTATTCCCATTATTCGCCCCAAGTGTCTGCCTCACCCCGTCCACCCAGATAGCCAGCCCGTCCACCCCTGTTACATCCTTGAACCCCACAAATACTAAGTTCTTGGTTTGCCCGCCGCCATCGTTAAATATCACATTCTGCGTCTGGGCACGAGCCTCGTTAGCATTAGCGGCTACCGTATATCTCAAATTGACTCGGCCATCGGCAAGAATAGAAGCAATGACTTTATCAACTATATTACCACCTTCGCCGTCCAGTTCAATATATCCGAATACCCTCTCCACTGATGCCGGTTGCCCATCGACGGGCCTAACCCACATAGATACTGCAAAGTTTGTTGAAAATACCGCGGCAAACGACGCTCTTGTAGTAGCGGCTACATGGCGAGTATAAACATGGTGCTCGTCTGCGAAATTCATAGCTCGGCTGGGTGATGTATTTACCAAACCCGTCACGCTGTCTAAATTAGTGTCCCGAATGGTTTGCCCAGTACCGACAACCCAGTCGGCGTCTTCTTCCCCTGTCCCAGAATCCGTTAAAATAGTGTTCTCAGCGCGATCATCCAGTTTGTACCAATGGTGTTTAGTGAATGCGGCTGATACTGTAGACGCAGACAGTAGTACACCTATTAAGCATACTCCTATCCAGTTTGTGCCGGAGATTCGCATGTTTTTCCTTTAAATCTGTTTCTTGCTCACGATTATTTATCTTTTACACTATTTTTGGGGATATGTCAAGTAAAACTTTGTCATTAGGGATTTATTTTTCCAGTGATTCAATCATAAGCCTGATCTCAGGAGGCAAATTTGGATCAGAAAGAATATCATCCAGAGTCAATGCAGGTTCTACTTTTTTAGGAACCCAGTAAAATTCGGGCGGATAAGCTCTCCTGGATTCGCCGTATTCTTGCTTAAACTTCTCTTTTACCTGCCTGCTCACACAGACGCCATTGAGGTATTCGATTACCGTCGTTACCGTTCGTTTTATATCCATAAGTCGGACATACCAGCCATCGATGTACTCCCATTCTGTGTTCGGTGTTGGCTTGTCACTTCGATATGTTTCTGCCCATATTGCGTAATCTTTTAAGCTCTTATTGCCTTGCTGGTAGTCAAGGGCTATCGTTTGGAGCGTGTCGGGTGATGTTATTGCCACACTCAGGAGTATGGTTTTTATTATTAATAGTGTTGTTTGTTTCATGGCGACTCATTTTTCAGTTCAGCAATCTCAGCCTGTAGCTTCTTAATGATATGGACGTACATTCCACTACCGAACTTGATTACCAGCCGCTCGTTTTCGATATGGGCGTGAATCAAAGAATCCTTTTCACCGAGCTTGTCAATTTGTCTCGTAATATTAACGATTTCGCCAAAGTTGTCAGGGATGAATATCAAAGATGCTTCCGTGTGCCCCGTGCCTTCTGGCGAAAAAAAAGATATTGTCTCAAATTTCATCTCATCCCTTTCGTATCTGTGTGAATATTGTTTTTATTCTAATCCTTTAATTGTTCTTGTCTTAATTTGAATTGTTGCATTGCTATATCCATTGTAGTGGGGCAAAGCTTTTCAGCAAACTCCAAGAATTCCAATCTCTCCCCGATGCACATATTACACAAGCCATTATCTATGGCGAAGTTGTAATGTTCGTCATGTCCGCACGTGCATCTCATTTCGCGTCCCTCAATTCTTTCTTGATATAATATTTAGCACCAATTTCTTCCAGTAAGTTTGTTACGTCGAACCGGAATTTTGCCCAGTTGATCGGCAAGTTTCTATGATTCATTTTGCCGATCTTCCAGAAGTCAACACAATGCTTTGCACATTTAATCACGCTCAACGCTTGTTTTGTATTATACACAGGCTCCATTGAAACCCATGTTTTAATACCTTTGTCAGCCGCCCTTGCGATAGTGAAAAGTCTTGATGAAGCTAGTGCGGCGTTGGGTTCCCATTGCTTCGTTATTTCATCATTCATACAGCTTAATGTTGTTCCGAATTTCCAGTCGTTTCGCTTGAGAATATCGAAGTCTTGGATTGCAGCCTCGCCGCCCTTTGTCAGAACCGTTGCTGTCATTTCGTACTTCTCAAGAATCAACAAGGCTTTGCGGGTAAGCTTCGCAGCTTCTGGGCTTTGGTATGGATCGCAGGTGAAGCATAATAGTATTTCGCGTGGATCGCCTTTCATTTTCTTGCAGTCGGCTTCGAGCCGTTTGAGAATGTCTTTTTTCGGTTCTGGATTTGCTGACCATTCATCCAATTTCATATAAGCAATTTTCGGTGCGTAACAATACTTGCATCCAAACGCACAGCCTTTGTAGAGATTTACTGCCAAATGTGCGTATTCTTTCGCAGGCCCTTTAGGCTCATAGATTACTTTTCCTTTTGTCATATTCTTATCCTCATATTATCATGCTCTCTGGCATATACCTTTAAACCTTGCTCTTATCATTCGTGGTTGAGTAAGTTTGCTATATCACCTTGACACACTCTTGTTAAAGAACCGTTGGTCACTCGGTAACTGATATAGTCCTCTAATATCGTCCGTTCTCCAACCAACTCACCAAATACCCACCTGTTTTCGCCCGCCTCTTCACAGAAGCCTTTCCAGCCGCATCCAGTTTCCATGTTCATTCTCCTATAACAATTTAGCCTGTCCTTTGCAATAAATCAAACTTACGTTTGAATTCAGTATCTTCTTCTTTGTTTAATATGCCGGGGATCATTCCGCTATCTTTCCCAATAATATCCTTAATGCTAACTCTGCTTGTTCCGGGACAACTCCGTTACCCAGTAGTCGAAGTTCGTCCACCCTGGATTTAAACCCATCAATTGTTCTACCCATGCCGGATTCAACTGTCCTCGGTTCTTCCCAGTCGTATTGCTCTTGTCCGGGGCGGGCAGGCCATCTGTTATTACGCAATTGGTCAATCTGTCTTTCGGGCTGGCTACTCCCCTTTGGCTCATGCCCTTGTATTCGCTGGCTTGTGGTGTCGGCCAGTTCACTTGCGATGGCAGTCCGTTCCGAACATCGTCCGCTATCTGACCCCGTTTCTCCGCATCGTTGGCTCTGGGGGATTGCCAGTTGATCACCACGTCCTGCAACTTCGACCCGTAAACTTCGCCTGTTATCTCGCTGACCCTCTTGAATCGGCCGTTTATCAACTCTGTTTTGCACGGCCCGTGTTCTGCATTCGCTGTCGTCATTGTAGGCCAGGATAAACAACCGTTCTCTCTTGTGAGGTGCGCCAACTTCTGACGCTGTAAACAGTCCTGCCTCAACTTTGTAACCCAAATCTCGAAGGCTCTTGAAAACCTCATCGAATCCAATTGTGAGGTGCCCTCCGACGTTTTCAAACCAGCACCAAAGAGGTCTAATTGTACGGATGTGTTCTTCAAGATACGGCCAAAGGTGTCGAGGGTCTTCTTTTCCTCTTCGCTTCCCCGCGACTGAAAAAGGCTGACAGGGATATCCGGCAGTGAATCCGTGTACTTTTCCACGAAACGGGCGTCCATCGAATGTTTTAATATCCGTCCAGATAGGAGCCGAATCCAGCTTACCTTGTTCCATCTTTGCGACCAGGTTCGTGATCGCGAACGCTTCGATCTCCACATAAGCGATTGTTCGGCAATCAGGCCAAACTCTTTTGAGTCCAATGTCGAGCCCGCCGTATCCGGTACAAAATGAGATAACGTTTTGGGTACTATCCACATCTTTTCCTGTCTGTCATAATATCTTATCCTGTTTCTTAAATTGGTTCCCATGCTTCGCAATGCTCTACTGGTTTTACGTTTCTGCCGACATAAATTTCATCGTGTTTGGCTTTTATAATATCTTCTCCGTTGGGAGCCGTACACCATCTGGTTATAGTCACACTTTGATTATCAAGCCCGTACTCTTCAAACCTGCATGATTTACAAGTCTTATTATCAGGGTTGTACCAACATCTCAGTTCGTGATTTTTGGTGGCTTCATAAGATAACGTATGGTCATTACCGCATTTAAACTGGCATCCGTACATAATATGTTTGTGGGCGATTGGCATTTCAATCTCCTTTATAATATCTTATCCTGTTTCTTAAAGCCTGTTTCTTTTTTAACTATATCGACAAACATAGCCTTTGGTTTCTTGATTGTCGGCAATTTGGAAGATTTCACCCACCCCTGTAATTTCCCCATGAACGCCATCGGGGATTTACCCGCTGCGTATCCGGCAAGGTGCGCAGAAATGTTTGTGAATGTTGATTGCTCACGGGCGTTAAATGGTTTGAAAGATTCCTCCAACAACTCTTTTATTCTCAAACCCAAAACCAACGAATCAGAAGAATTTCCCTTGTTGTTACAACTCAATTCAATATCTTCCTTTGGGGTTGGAGTTGAAGAAGAAGATGTAGTTGGAGTTGAAGAGCTATCCAATGCCATACCCGAAAAAATGGCATTGCTATCACCCTCAATATCTTTTTTCCAACGTTTCTCCGCACCTTTTTCCCCGGCCCTTTGTCTCCTAAGTCTTGATTCTACCTGCTTTTGCATCTCTTTATCAACTCTCTTATGGCTTATTATTCCATCTTTTATTTCAAACTTTTCTATGATGTTTTCCCACAATTTTTGCGCCCTTTTTGCGTGAGAAACTCTGAAAATTCGCCGGAGTTTCGCTGGAAAATCGCTGGAATTTCCGTCAATTTTCCCACAATTTTGCCACAAAAAATCAATCATCGCATGATAGCATCCTAGTTGCTCCATCGTCCAGAACTGAACAATCGGGTCAGTTGCCATGTCTGCGGGATAATATTGAAATGCAGGACTGTTTCCCATAGTCAAACCAAAAAAAATACCCAATGAAAAAGGCTGAACGGCATAACCAAAGCAATGCGGGACCTTCTCCAGAGGGTATTGTTGATGCTGTTTGAATTTGCTTTGTACCGTTCATTTCCTGCATTATACCACAGTCTCAAGATAATTACAATTAAAAACTTTTTATTTATGTCAATTGAAAGGCGTTTTCTCGAATCCACTCCAGAGTTACGTCTGCGGGGTTTTTGTCAACGCACCACAAGCCTCGTGTGCTGTCATATTCATGTTGTAGCCGAGTTAGTTCGTCAGGCTTTTCGTGTTTTTCAGGTGGGGCATCTATCACAGTATATCGGTACTGGCCCTTGATATACCGGTTAAAAAAGGAGCCTGCTGATGGAGCTTGAACCATTGCGAGAGCATACCCCTCCGGGACATCCTCATATCTAACGCATTTATCGGTATCAAACTCCATAAAAAGTACACCGCCAGCCCATTCAACCCAGTTAATATTTGAAGTCGGAACTGTTAGTCTCATAATAATCTCCTTGTATTGGTTAATATTTAAAAAACCGAGGGCTATCTGTCAGGATGTTGAATAGCGTGAATGTCAGAGTATCTTCATTCTTCCAGCCGAACCGGAATTTGTGCTACTTGCCCTCGGTTTTAATAGGTGGTTCATGGGGTTATGGGTTTGTTCGGGGCTACGGCTCTTCCATTTACCTTCCAGATTACGCAATCTCCTGTTTTTTCGTCAATTTCAACATCGAACTCAACTTCGTATAAAGCATAGCTAAATTCTTGGTGGATGTTTTCCGGCAAATTCAGTTCCTCAGCTAAGCCGTAGTTGTCTTCTTTGCAACTATGTAAGTACATTTTTGCTATCATTTTTCCTTTTCCTTAATTTTAAACATACCGGGTTTCCTACGCATGGTGAAGGCTTGATATATTATAAATGGGATATTTGTTTTATTTTGGCTGAGACTTGATGTCTTCGAGAAGTTTTATTCCTATTTTTTGTGCTCTTGTACTATCAAAAGTCCCCTTGGGCGTCTCGCTCCAACACATAGAGGCTTCACCAATAGCAGTCATAATCAATTCCGGCCAGTCGTTCAAGATGTCAAGGTGGACACCGAACCATACCTCTCTTTTATTGCTTGCCAACTCAAAAGCTTCCAAGCAAAATACTAAATACTCCGCCAAAAGGAAATCTGGCGTATTAGAATCTTCCTCCCTGCTCATTTCGTTTATTGCTCCAGCGAATTTCTTAATCAATTTTTCTCTATCATTCATAATTCACTCCAGACATAAAAAAAGCCCAGCATGGGGAGAGCGTACTAGGAACTCCCCGTTTCGGGCTTTGTTGAACTTTTTCACTTGTCTCAGTACGCTTTTATTCATTATTCTTCTTTACATTGGCTTCATATTACACCTCCGAATCTATTATCAAAAGTGCTATGTAAAATTATAGTTTACCCTATGAGATTCATTTGTCAAATCTTTTCTCAAATTTAGCCACAAATATTTGTTCACGGAAGTAATAAACAGTTAATTGATAGCCTGAGTCCGTAAATTGGGCTTTCTTGCCGAATAGCCTTGCCAACAGGAACATTGCTTTGGGCGTTTTCTTTCTTTGGAGTAGTTGTTTATATAATTGGTTCATTCAACACCGCTAACAATTCTCTCAACTCCGCAACCTCTGGCGAATCCGACGAATCTATACCTGTTTGGGTGTTACGGTAATCCATTTCAGCTAACATCCATTTACAGTGGAATATGAGCCTTTCGATCTGTTCATCTGTGTATTTCATCTCCTTGCTTTCTTGAAATTATTTTCATTTATCCGGGGGCTACTTACACGTTGCAGTTGTCGAACTAATCGTCCAGTGACTACTCCCGGTAACATGTAATTGAACCTTTTGTTTACAATGCGGGCACTTGTGGGCGTAGGTTCCTGCATAATAAACGCCTGTTTTGCCAGTAAATGTACCACACTTCGGGCATTTATAAACTGCTTTCATGTCTTTATCTCCTGCTGTGGGTTAGCTGCTTCAATTCATCTTTCGTAATTATTCCAGCTTCGGCTTTATCATGGCAGTCACGGCATAAGCCTACAAGATTCTCGATTACATCCTTATCAGGATTACCACCCATGCCACGCGGATCGATATGGTGTATGTCTACGGCTACGGCACCGCACTCAGGCATTTCGCAGATTATTATGTCTGCTATTGTATAGCCGTGGAAGTCGAGATAGATTTTAACATGTCGCTTCATTTTCTTTCCAATATTCACAGCTTGGACATATCTTGCCCATATCCTCAAATCGTTCTGTTCCGTCAACGTGGTGAGCATACGCCCAGCAATAACCCACCGGATTCGGCTCAAACGGATAGACGCACCGCTTGTCGGGGTTGCGGTAAGTCTCTACTATTTCTTTTGTTAGAAGTTTCTTATTTTCGTGGGCTTTGCGGTGACAAGCCTCACATAAAATTTCTTGTGGTGCATCCAGTATTCGTTCAAATATCAAGTCTACAATCCCATCCCAGTCAATCGGAGGATTGTGGTGAGCCTCTACTTTAACTTCTTTGCCTCTGGCCTTGCTTTGCTTGGCATCGCAATCAAGACATCTGTACCCTGCCTTTTTCATAACTGCTGCACGTTCTCTTGAATGCAAGCTTAACCTGCGCAGAAATGCCTTTACTCTGCTTCTGGGCGTGTGTGGCTTCTTCTTTCGTTTCTTAGCCATTCTTATTCTTTCTTGGTTGGGGTTACATTCTTTCTCCATCCCCGTCAAATAAATCCTCTACATAAGCATCGTGTTGGTTATACCTCGATTTTGCACGTCTGAAAGCATTACGTAAGGCGGTTATGTCGAAAAAGGCGTCGAAAGCAGCCTCGTTGACACAGTAGAGATCGTCGTCATTATCGGTTCCCATGCGTCCCCTTGCAAGCTCCGCCACAAAGAGATACTTTTTTACTCTATTGTGCCTAGTCCATTTCTTAATTGCTTTGATAACTTCTGAATAAGATTTCATAATTTTCCTTTCCCGCACCGCTTCACATAGCTCTCCAGCGGCTCTCTAAGCGATTCTCTAGTCTCGTCCGGCATTGGGGCCTTTTCTACGAGAACGTTGATTCTGGTTAGCTCCTTGCCCCTCTCAGAGCACTCTAAGGTGATGGCGTCGAGCTTCTTCAAGAGACTGGATATTTTCTGTTGTGGGGTTATCATTATTCTCCTATCAGTTCGGGGCTAAATGTAATCGCCTCTTTTATTTATCCTCGTGGATATTGCCGATTACTTCAACTTCCATCGTGTTCAATCCACCCTGCTTGGCCATCATTGTTCCATGTTTGAACTTTAACCTATACCCATGTGCGCAAGAAGAACTCCACCATTCAACTAAAGCTTCTTTGTAAACATACTTCTGCTTGCCCCTAGGAGGCATTGCGAGAGGCCGTTTCTTACACTTGCATTTCAACCGATCCCCCTCGTATATCTCTTTCCCGTTCTTATCGGATAGGCCGGTGAATTGCCCTACGGTGGCAGGATCGACTTGCATTGTGGGGATTATTAACTCAGGATTTTCTATCTGCTCCTCACTGTCTATCGACGAAATACAGAAATCGTCGCCCAGATGTGACAAATCGCCGTAAATCCATGAGTTTACATATTTATCTACAGACAACATACCCTCAAGCACTTTGCCCCGGAATTTTATTGGCCTACTCATTCTATTACTCCTGTTGGGGCGACATCACACGCCGCCGCTCTCATTATTGACTTGTAAATCACCGGGGGACTTCGCGAAACCAGCCGTCCAGGCCGTACTCTCGGTGGGGTACTGGTTTATATTTCCAGTTCATTCATCAAACATTCAAGTGACTCACGCATCTCTTTGGCTCCGTCAGCCCATCGGCATAGCTGGCTAGCATGGGAAGACATCTGATGCTGGGTGTCGAGTGTGGGCTTTTCTTCGATTTTAGTGCCCGGCACTCTGAATTTCTCCAAACCACCTATAAGCTTCTTGATTGCGTGATTTAGTGATGACATTTCTGTTTCCACTTGAGAACAATATCTGTCAAGTTCCGAGTCTTTCATTGGCTCACTTTGCTCCACAATACTACTCCTTTAATTAGAAAACCCCTTACCTGAAAGAAGACTGAGAGGAATTGCTCCGGGTTCGGGGTTTATATTTCATAGTCTCAGTCTTCATATATTACAATATACTACTTTTCTGGAAGAAGTCAAATTCTTTTTTAAAAATAAATGCCGGACGGAAACCCAGTCATGTATCTCCGCCCGGCTGGAGGGGAGAAACTTAGTCTAATTCGTACACATCCTCGATCTCGACTTCCATGACAAATATATTCGTTAGTTCTGTGGAGTCGTCTGTATTGATGGTTATTTTTTGATCGTCAAGTTTACCACCCGCAACGTATTTCAAATGCTGGGTAACCATTTCCTCAACCTCTTGTTCTGACTCCGCTTCAATCTCAAAATCAAATGTAATATGCGTAAATGCCCTTGCGTTGAATTTCATAATATCTCCAAATTAAAAGTTAATAGGTGCCGGGCCCGATAGACTCGAACAGCGCGTCAACACCATAAGAGGTACAAGTCGGAAGCCTATGGAAACATGCTTTTACCCGGCACATTATCCTAAATAAAAGAGCCTCCGTGCTCACAGCGATCCGTCACCTATCATCCGTAAGAACATCCTTGAGTAGCCTCCATGCTGCCAGCCTCCATGCTTCGGGGGCGATCCTTCTGCAACTTGTCTTTTTACGTGCTGTTTTGATTTCGTCCATTGTCATTTTTTCACCTTTTTAAATTCAAGTCTCCAAACCCACGGGTTTATATCCCAGCCGTTATTACGTTGTTTGTATAGCGAGTCCCAGAGAGTGCGAAATGATTCTCGCTGACCATCATATCCCGTAAAATCGCCCTTTGCTGATTCGTCGTAATTTCTATACCACCATTTATGCCCGTCCCAAACTCTTCTTATCCCCTCAAGCAAAGTGTCTTCCTCGCTTATTTTTTGCAACTGTTCAATCCGTACATCTGTTATTTCAAGCCAGAGGCGGGATGCCCATTTCGGCATGTGGATGCAAGGATATGTTTTCCCCGGCTTTAATCGCCCCATATCAATCTCGCTGTAGTCAATCTCGTCAACATAACCATCGGCAGCATAAGTCATATTATAGTGTCCATCCGAGCCATGTGATTCAGTGCTTATGCTAAACTTTTCCCGCACATAAAGCAAGTCGCCGATTTGGTATTTGGGTTTTATGTGATGCGTCCCGTACATATCGGAAAACCATGAATAGCCACTGGGCGAAGCTACATCTAACGCAACTGAAACCGGACACATTTCGCAGCCTTCTGGTATTGTTTTGTTAATCTCCCTTGTCTGCGTCTTCCGGTCTTCAAGTACAGCCCTTACCATTTCGCCGGTTAATAGTTTTGGATGTTCTCTCATATCTCTACCGTTTCCGCTGGGGGTATACCACAGGCGAAATTGTCCATTCGGTTAAAAGGGTTCACTTCCCGGGAGCCTCGCCTTGCCCACCGCCATAATGCTGTTGCCCACTATCTTCTTGTTGTTTCTGTCCTCCGACGAACTCAACAGCTTGCTACGCTTTGATCCGTCCTGAGCCTGCCAGCTTTCAAATTTCAGATAGCCCTCAATGAATATCGGATTACCTTTCTGGAAGTGCTTATTGACTACCTCAGCGCGTTTGCCGAAGATAGTGCAATCCACAAAACAAGTTTCTTCATGCTGTTGCTTGTCTTGTCCTTGCCACTTACGGGTAGTTGCAAGTCCTATATCCACAACTGCCGTCTGGCTGTTCGGCAAGTATCTAAGTTCGGGGTCGCGGGTTAGATTGCCTAGTAAAATTACTCGGTTGTATGATGACATTATTTTTTCCTTAATTCTTTGTCTGGCGGGGATATTCCCCAATTCTTTGTTACTGACATTGCTAATATCTCCTCGATGAATTGAGTCATGTTTTTTACGCCGACGCCTTTAGTTGTCAGTCGCCCAACAGAGTTACCGTAACCCAAGAAGAATATCTCTTTTTTGAGTAAGCCTAAACCATTACATAAACTCTTGACTTCCATATCCCACCATTCGCGGCTCTCCTGGTTCTCGTCGTGTTTCATCAGCCACGGCAAACAGATGCCTTTATACCATTTTCTCTGTTGATCTGTAATATATTCCACAGGGGTTAGAACTTTCAGTCCCCCACCCTGTTCCAGTTGTCCGAGTATTTCGGACATCTTGACACCAAAGGCCGGTTGTCCATTTACCATTTTACAGCGATATGTTGGCATTACTCCGGTCTCCTGTCAGTAACATCACTACCTGTGCAATTCGGACAATTACCGTCTTTGTTGAGGGCGTCGAATTCATTGTCACAAATTACACAAACATATCGGCATTCAACGTGATCGGGTTGGCTGTCCTCATCACCGGGGAGCCCTAATTGCTTGTCGAGGGCGTCCCTGTTGTCCTCTTTATAGATGCTTGGATTTAGTTTCCAGAGCCATGTTGCCGCCTTCAACTTATCGCAGTCAGAAGGGGGATATTCTTTTCTATTGGCATAAAAAACCTTCGCAGCCAAAACGGGGTCAACCATTAAGCCCGGATCAGGTTTCATCAAAGCACAAATCTCAGCGATAGTCTGC